GTGCATCTTTATTCAGACGACGCCCGTGTTCAGTTGAGCATTGCAACGACTTTTAGTTGCGTGTTGCATCTGATAACGTTGAAGGTCGCAACTAATTTTCGCCGACCAGAGCAAGGTAAGCCTAACCTAACTTTGCTAGCGTGGATTTGGGATGCAACTTTGGAAAGGGTGTGTGCTAGCGTGAAGCTCTCTGCTCCGTTTTGCGTAGATAGCAAAAAGAAACTTTACTAGGTAGTACCACCGTCTCAGATTTAATTCCCAGGGAATGCACAAAGAACGTGTATGTTCCGGCCATTACATTGCCAACCAGGAAAACAATCAGTTGATAATAGAAAAGACGAACATATGTTCGATCAAGGAAGGTTAGGAATGTATTAGGAATGTTTATATAGTGTTTGACCTGCGGTTTTACCAATACATTCATACTATCCAAACATTCCTACGTTATTTTTCCGCCATCTGTCTTACGTATAAGGCAGTTCACCCGTATCCTCGCTAGTACCACCGGGACACCCCCGCGTCTGATGGTTGTTCAGATATGTTCGGGCTGAAAACGCTAGGAATGTTTGGAAGGTTTTCAAAAACCGGTCCTGACCTGCGGTTTAAACGTTCCGCAAACATTCCTAGCGGCCGGAATGTTTAGGAATGTTTCTCCCGTTTCCCCAGCACTTGCACTCGTTTGGCCCGATCCTGGGTGGCGCTCCTGGTACCACCGGCGTCTGGTTCCGGCACCGAGCACAGAGCCCGAAATGTCCGTTTATGGTTTCTGACCGTGCACAAAGAAAACCGCCCGCGTCGGTGTAGTACCAACGCGGGCGGTCGTATTCAGTTGTTTAGTGCTTGGGTATGAACAGCTTGCTGCCGCCTCGCTTCAGTGCTGCGGGGTAGCTCAATCCCTCCCCGGTGAAGATCTGCTCGATCGAGGCCGGCTTGCCTGCGTCGTCGCTCATCACATGCTCGACCACCCAGCTCAGCGCCTTGGCTGCACCGGCGGTCTCGCTGATCCCTACCGCGATCTGCGCCTGCTTTGTGGGGTCTGTCTCGAGCTGGAGCTTGATGGTGAGCTGCTGGTAGATGTCGTGGAAGTACTCGCTCCCGTTGACCAGCAGCTTGACCAGCTGCTGGATCGACTCGATCATCTCCTGCTGGGACTGGACACTGAGCGCGGCCTCGACGATCGTAGCCGCCTCGTCCACGATCGTCTGGTCGGAGTCGTTCGCGTAGGCGTGAGCGAGGACATACCCGAGTGCGTCGGCTGCAGTCTCGAATCGGCTCATTTGTTCAGACCCTTCGTGGAAGCGTCGAGGTCCTCGATCACTTGTCGGAGATTGTTCTCGATCACCTTGTAAGCCTCGATCGAGGTGTCGAGCATCTGCTTGCGAGCAGTGTCGATCGTGATGGGGTGGCGCTCTCGGATGGCCTCGAGTGCCTCGCGTCCGTGCGCGGCCTTGTTGTACTCGCCCCTGAGGGATTGCGAGACTAGGCGGAAACTCGCGAGCTGGTGGTACAGCTCCTCCTGCGTCATACTGCTCATGCTACCTCTGTTCCCTTCTTGAGTGACTCTTGGTATTCTGCGAACCTCTGCTCGAGGTATGCGTCGCGGATCGGGTTCGAGGCCTTCATGTTCTTGTTCTGGCTTCGGATGCGGTCCCGATGCTGCTTGAGGCATAGCGGCCCCTTGCAACCGTCAGCATAGCCGATGGGTCGACCGTGCTTGTGTGCAGCGATATTTGGGCTGGCGAGCTCGGCGTCCACCTGAGCCTTCAGCTTCTCGATGTACTCGTTGATGGTTTCGCCGCTCATTTTGCCTGATCCTTCTTGTTCTTGGTGATACCTGTGACTGTTGCGACCCCTTGCTTGAGCTGCTTCATCGCAGCAACCTCAGGATCAAAGTACCGTGGCTTCTTGGGTCCTCTCGTGTTAGCCCCCATCGCCGACTGGACATCCCCTCTCTCGATCAGTGATTCGAGACGCCGACTGATCTCGACACTGTCCCAACCCCTGGTCTTGAGCTTGTCTTGGATTGTCCCGAAGGTGACATACCCCTTGCTCTCGGTGAAGGCTCTGATGACCTTCTTGAGCGCGTCGTCAATCTCATTGCCCAAGGTGAGTATCGTTTTCTCTCCGGTGACCGTGGTAGCACGATTGAGATACTCCATCACCCACATAGCAGACTTGATGTCCTCTGCCATGACCTTGTCCGCTCGACGGTTGACGGCGAAGAGGGTTGACAATTTGTAAAGTTTCAGGTCGAATCGTGACTTGAGATCATCGCCCTGCTTCCAGACCTCGACCACCTGATAGCACTGTCGCATCAAGTCCCGGGCCGAGTAGTCCACATCAAGGTAAAACAACTTGCGAACGGACTTGCCCTGCGGGTCCACCTTGCCCATGTAGTACGCGGCAACGTCAGTGTAGAGCTCCTGACAATGATCCGTGTTCTTCATCTTGTCATCAAAGGGATCGCCGACTGGAGGCTTATTGCCGGTTACCACTTCGAATCGAGCAAGCAAGCCATTGCCGATATTGCCCCGACCAATCAGCTGCGGAAGCGCCTTAGGCTGCACGCCAGCACTGAAAACCAGGTTGGGGTTAATCGCGATCATAGTTCCGCTGGACTTTGAGCCGGCCCGGATAGCGCCATCGAGAGCAGCGTTGTTGTCCATCTCTTGAAAGATTCCAACCAGGGAGCTTCCTGTGACTGCACCCTTGCCCATGAACCGAGACAGCTCATCAACTTCAAGGTCAGCCATAACGTCCATGACCTTGTACCTGACTCCGGCCTCGATCTCCTCACTGAGGCTCTCGAGCAGGAACTCGCCCGAACCAGGCTCGATCAGCCTCTTGACTCCAGTGTGAGTCCCGTGCGGCCGACCACTGGGCGGAACAGGCTTCCACTCGTACACAATGTGATCGAGTATCTCATCCATCGGCCTGCGGGATTGTGACTTGCCAGCGCCGGTTGCACCGACGAATAGCACTGATAGTGTGGTCTTGAATGGGCGACCCACCCTTCCCCGGAGGTAGGGGCCTGCAGAGAGGGAAAGCAACTGTAGGCCCCTGAAGAGGCTATATTCTTTGGGCACGCTCATCTCTTCGACAACCCGCATGTACTCGTACAGGGGCGTACCCGCGGGTATGTTGTCGAAGATGTTCTCGATCTCGGGTAGCTTGTCTCCGGTATCGACTGGGGTAGCAATGGACGTGACGAGTGTCGACTCCTCCTCGACCTCTTCGCTGCTGGGCGGCGATGCCGCTAGACTGGCTGGAGGTGTCTCGACTGGTGCGGGTGGCTCATCTTTAACGGAGTCGGCTCCAAACTCCTTGCGGCTAAAAGATGTAGGCCCCATTTCCGGCAGGTCATCATCTAGGCCCGCAAGACTGAAGCCCAGTTTTTCGGCGACCTCCTGTGCGGAGACTGGCTTTGGTGTGACCTCTTCGACAGCCTTGGCTACCTGGCTTGCGTATGACTCGCCATGTTCCGCTGCCTCCCGCTGCTGGGTAGCTGGCGACTTGCCGACGTAGACCTTGCCTTCGCGGACGAACTCCCAGCCACACAACTCCTCGAGGGTGACCTGCTTGGCCTTGGCGAACTCCTTGCCCTTGCTGGTCTTGCCGTAGGGCAGGCCTCGTGCGGCTGCCACCATGTCCACCACTCCGCCGCCGTTGTCGCACTGGCCATAGCAGACCCATGTATCTTTGACGGTGTTGATGCAGGCGGCCTCGGTGTTCGAGTTGTCGTGATCGGCCGACGGGCAGAACACGAGGATCTCATTCTTGCCGCCCGATCGCTTGGGGTCGACCTTGCGGCCGGTCAGGCGTTCGTAGACATCTCGAATCTTGAGGGACTTGAGGGCGTCGTCCTCTTCGGCTTGGCGTTCAGCCTTCTGCTTACGCCAGTCGTTCTCGTCCTCCCAGATTTCAGGAGCGGCCTCCGCGAACTCGGATGGAACCTCCGCGTCAGACTCGACGGTCTCAAGCTGAGACTTGGCTGCCGCCTCGGCTTCTTCCCTCGCCACCTTCTCCTTGAGCATCTCAAGGATGGGGTTCGGCTTCTTGTCGGTCATGCGTACTCCAGTCGGCTGATCTTGATGCGACCTTCTGGTACGTCGAGCGCCAACGAAGCGGCCCGCGTTGCGGTCATGGTGACGTTGCTCTTGTGGTAACACCCAGTCTTGGATAGCAGTCCACGGTTGTCATAGCAGTGTATGACAAAGCCGCCGTTCTCGCGTCGGGCGCTGACCCGAATCTCGATACGGTTGCCCCGGTACTTATCCCGCCGATTCGGCAATTGCCTCAGCCTCCTCGCGGGTGCGGACCACTCCCAGCTCTGCCTGATAGGCAAGGGCCTGCTCCCTGGTCGGCAGCACCTCGTCGGCCGGGGTCACGGTGACTTCTTCGTCAGGGTTCGACATGTCCACACTTTCTGCAGGGGATTGGGTTGTTGTCGGGGTACATCACGATTGCCGAGTATCCATCCAGTGATAGACTCTGTGCGAATGCGTTGAGTCGGGCTGCGACTTCGGTGACCTTCTCGAGGTCGGGATTCGCGTACATCATGATCACGGCTGGATCACGATCTTCATTCGATGCCAAGGTGATCCTCGCTTGGGTCGACGAATGGATCGCCAGTCTCGAGCAGCACGACTGGCGAGGGGTGGGGGCTGAGCTCCTTGGTGGACAGTCGCTGGTCAATGAAGAACGTGGGGTCCTTCTCATGCTTGAGGTTGATGCCCAGGGGGAGGCGGCAGAGATTGCCGAGGTCCTTGTCCTTCATGGAAGCCTGCTTGGGGAATATCTCCACCGTCAGGTTCTGGTAGCTGTAGTACGGGTCGGTCTCGGCGTGCTTGAAGAAGTTATCGCCGTGCACGGCTTCGAAGCCCGCGCTCGGCGATATGAGCTTGCCTGCATACTCGAGCGTCATGAGCGCGGCGGCGCGCGCCACCTTGGCGTCGATGGGCTCGGGGAAGAAGGCGTAGACGTGGCAGCCCTTGTTGCCCGAGTAGGCCGCAGCCGATTCGAGCTGAAGATGATTCTGAATTGCTGACGTGAGGAAGTCGCACATGGAGCGCAACTGATACTTGAGCCAGGGACGCGCAGGATTGCGGCGGTCGTGCCAGGCCGCACGAGGGTGTAGCGAGTGTACGCGTTCGGCTACGACTTTGTCGAAGTCGGCATCAGTGGTCTGTGCGAGCACGTCGTCGGGAAGGTCCACCCATGTACCGTGACCTTGTTCGCAGCAGGCAGGAAGGGGCTGATCCTTCTTGCGCTTGTTGCAGTATCCGGTGTCGAGGTCGATGTCGAACACGATGAGCTTGGTGAGCCCGTCGGCGTCGCAGGTGTAGTGGCCGAAGGTCTGCTCCTTGGTCACATGGGAAATGAGGTCGCCCATCTTCCAGGGCTCCCTGACGGGACGGTATCCACCGTCGGCTACCTGTACGGCCTTGACGTCCTTGCGTTGGATGAATCGCTTTGCGATCAGTTTGGCGAGCGTGGCATCTCTTGCGTCTACCTCAGGCAAGGTATCACTCCTTTCCACAGTCGTCCCGGTGTGTCCGGGGCGCGGTGTGTACCGTACCACATCATGCTAACAATTGTCAAACACACGCCTGAGCTGCGGGTTTGCCCGATATGCGCGCGGGCGCAGGGGCAGATGGTACTATCGGTCCATGCCCAAACTTCACCAGGGAAGACGCTACGATCTGTGGTGGCAGAACCCCTTCAAGTATTACGAACACCTGAAGGACTCTGGCGAGACGCAAGTACTGTTCGATCACTCATTGCTGACGAAGTACAAAGTCAATCCCCGAGAGTTCATGCTGCAACACTTCCGAGGCATGTCGTGGAAGTGCTACGTAATGAACGAGGACTGTACGATCCTCATTGACCACACCTGCGGCCCCGAAGAAACAAAGGGCTCGTGGGCAGTGTGGGATTACCAGAAGCACGACCTCGAGGAACTGAAGGACCTTGTCGAGATGCCGTGGAAGGATCGGCCGATCGACCCCCTCGCCGACTGGTACGAGGTGCCACACCCCGCACAGAAGCATCGAGTGTTCATCAAGAACATCGTCGCCGGGACTCGCGATGAGTTGTGGAAGAAGCGCCGACAGAGGCTGACCAAGATTCAGAGACTGTACCCCGAGTGCGAACTGTTCATCAAGCCCAAGCACTTCATCATGGGCCTCGCGTTCGGGGCAGGGTTCACTGCCTCGTCCCTCGACCCGTACGAGATGCGCTGGCTGGAGCGCGGCAAGATCGTGCTCCCCACCGGACGCAAGGTTCATCTCGAAGATGTATACTCTCACGCGGACGCCATCGAGCACTTTGGCTTCGACCCCGAAGAGGTTCGCTACGATCAGGACGTGGGATTGCTTTACTGCATCGCGTCGATCCGCTACGCTGCCCATCATTGGGATGACCCGACTGGGCCTTTCTACAGCAAGAAGAGTCACCTACTAAGCTTGCCAGACTTCAACAACCCTGACATGTATGCGCAGATGCCATCGTACGACAGGGTGGTACGACCGCTCGACAAGATCAAACCCACCGACCAGGTGCTTTGCGACTCGTGTTCGCTGTGGCGCTTGTGTCCGGCTTATCGCACCGAGGAGGTGTGTGGATTGCCCAGCTCAGAGACACGACGACTCGCCGACATGGCTCTGTCTCGCAACGCCGACGACGTGGTTGAGATGCTCGCGTCCGTGGTCAGCAAGCAGGCCGAGCGCGTCGAGCGCAAGATCGACGACGAGAAGTTCCTCGAGAGTGGCTACGACAAGGACGTTGACAAGATGCTCAACAACCTGTTCAAGAACGGCGCCACACTCGCCAAGCTCCGCAACCCCGCTCTCGGTCGACCGCTGGTGCAGATCAATGCGAACGTGGACCCCAAGACACAGGCGATCCAGCAGGCCGACCCACGTGCGCTAGCCATGGGTGTGATCCAGGAGCTCGAGGACAGCGGCGTTCCTCGTGAGGACATCACCGAAGAGATGATCGAGAAGCACATCCAAGACAACTACGCGCCCCGGCAGCTCGAGGGCGAAGTGGTAGACGCGGAGGTTACGGATGGCTAACCCCGTCTTCGAAGAGGCAATGTGGCTGAAGGACAATCCAGAGTTCCGACTTCGGCCAGCGAATATCCGTGAGTTCTGTGGACCCGGATACCTCAAGGAGCGCAACGTGCGCCCCGGCATCATGGAAGCTCTGCTCGAGACGTTCGGGGAGGAGGTGAACTCTTATGCGATTAGCAATAAGCGCAGGGCTCTGCTTACTGGCGCTATTGGCATTGGTAAGTCTACTTACGCTGCCATTGCCCTGAGCTACATGGTGCACTGGATCAAGTGCCTGAACAATCCCAAGGAGTTCTACAACCTCTCTGACGACTCGGTCATTGGCTTCATGATGATGAGCACCACCGAGAAGCTCGCACAGGAAGTCATCTTCCAGAAGGTCAAGAAGCGTATCCAGAACTCCGCATGGTTCGAGCAGTACGCACCGCTCGCCGAGGAGAACAAGCGGCTTCAGAAGCAGATGCGATTCGAGGGTGACATCTGGATCGTGCCCGGTTCGTCTCTCGAGACCGCATTCGAGGGCTACGACATTCTCGGCGGGATCGTAGACGAGGGTGACTCGCACAACGTCACCGACCAGAAGGACTATGCCGAGGCTGGCTACAACACGATTGAGTCTCGTATCGAGTCGCGGTTCACCGACTTCCAGACTGGGCAGCATCGTGGCCTGATGATCTGTATCGGACAGGCCAAGCGCAAGGGCGGGTTCATGCTCCGCCACTACGACGAGTTCTCCAAGGACCCTGACTCGGTCGCGGTTCGCATGACGATCTGGGAGTCCTTCGGCTGGCACAACTACACCAAGGACAAGAAGGACATCGAGCGCGGAAAGGAGACGGCCGAGCGGGACAGCTTCTATTACGACATTCAGAAGCGTGAGATGTATTCGAAGGAAGCTGCGCAGCTCATCATGAACAAGAACCTCATCGAGGTTCCGGTCCAGTACAGAAAGAGCTTCGAACGTGATCCGGTTAAAGCGCTCCGAGACCTTGCGGGAATACCTCCAGAGGTCGACGACCCATTCATCTCCCGTCCCGACTTCATTCTCGAGAACCAGAATCTCTGGCACGAGCGCTACCCGGACTACACTACGCCTGTGGGTACCGAATCTCGACTCGATCGCATCGTCCTTCCTGATTGGTTTCTGCCTGGTAATCTGGGCGGGCCTTACCGTCGGGTCATTCATATTGACACGGCTTACTCTCCAGACGGTGATGCTCTGGGGCTTGCGATGGCTCACGTCCCGGAAAAGGTCGACCAGTACGGAGAGGAACGACCGGTCATAGTCTTTGATCTTCTGCTACGGATCAAGGCGACCCCGGCGGTGGAGATCAACTTCGGAGAGCTCCGCAAGTTCATCTACATGCTGCGAGATGACTATGGCTTCGACATCGACATGGTAACCATTGACGGGTTCAACTCGTTCGACTTCATTCAGCAGCTGAGGAAGAACAAGATCAAGTCGGACTACCTGTCGGTAGATAAGACCAAGGCGCCGTATGAAGATGTCCGCGAGGTCATCAACGACAAGCGCTGCGAGATGCCGATGTACATGGTGCACTACAAGCTCGGTGACACTGAGGTTGTGAACATCGCGTACAAGGAATTGTCCGAGGTGCAGGACACCGGCAAGAAGATCGACCACCCTAAGGATGGAAGTAAGGATGTCGCTGACTCCATTACCGGGTGCGTGCACAACCTCGTGTCCAATACCAAGTACATCCGCGAGGCGCGCACCGTCGAGCGCAAGGGCGCCTCGGCTGGAGCCAAGGCGCAGGTGGTAAGCAGTGGTGAGGACTTCTTTGGCACCTCGCCGGCCAACGACCCGATGAAGCGCTCGCTCGAGCAGAACTCGCCGATCTCATTCGAGGAGTTCACCCGCGCTCAGGACGGCCTGGTCGGAGGTGCGTTGAACCTCGACATTCTCCTGAATGGCAACGGTCCGCCTGGATTTGAAGATCGCATGTGGTGACGACAACCCCGTGGCTAGCGTAATGCTGGACACGGGGTTGCTTCGTACTGTAGTGTCCCCGGCTAACTTCAATGCAGCGCTTCGCACCAGTGCGATCCCCTGCCGACAGGAGACAAGATGAGTTCAGGACTGCTTGGCCCCAATGGCCAGCCCATCGACAAGTACGTAGAGTTTGCGGGGCGACCAAAGAATCCCAAGCCGGTCGTCGGCGACGCATACTCCGACTGGGGTGGGTTGAGCAAGGACTTTATGCACCTTCCTGGCGGCGGTGTGATCGGCTTCGATACCTCCAAGCTCGGCATTCGAGACTTCCGACGTATGCGTGAGCATTACCAAATCGGATCGAGTCTCCATGTCCTGACGTTCATGCTCCACCAGCTCGACTGGCGTGTCGAGTGCGACGATCCCAAGGTGGCGGAATGGTGCACTGTCAATCTCGAGATGATCTGGACAAGGCTGATTCGAGCCATGTCTACTGCATTCGCCTTCGGATTCAGTGCGAACGCTGTGGAGTGGGAGAACGACGTCAACGAGGGCAAGCTCCGGCTCAACAAGATCAAGGACCTGGTCCCGGAAGAGTGTGAGGTTTCCTGGAAGTATGTGGACTCTGCCCTCAAGCCTGAAGGCCATGTTGCGGCTCCGAAGGTTCCCATCTTCGACGGAATCTCCAAGCGAGGTACGTCGTACAAGATCGAGGTCACGAACAGTCTTTGGTACCCGCTTCTCATGGAGAACGGAAACTACAAGGGACGTCAGCTACTTCGGACTGCGTTTCAGCCGTGGTTCTTCAGCACTCTCATTCACCTGTACCAGAACAAGTACTTCGAACGGTTCGGCGAGCCGGTTCCCATTGGACGCGCGCCTTACAATGACAAGGTCACCAAGGATGGAAAGACCATCTACGGGTACGACCTCATGGCGACGATCCTCGGGAACATCCGATCCCGAAGCGCGGTAGTTCTTCCCAACAGCCGCAGCAAAGAGGGAATGAACGACCAGCCCGAGTACGACTATCAGGTCGAGTATCTGGAGTCGCAGATGCGAGGCGCTGACTTCGAGCGGTACCTCACCCGCCTTGACGAGGAGATGTCCCTTGCACTCTTTACTCCCCTTCTGTTGCTGCGGACAGCAGATGCAGGTGGATTTAACCAGGGGATTGCTCACACTCAAATGTACCTGTGGATGCTCAACGCTGTGGCGGGTGACATGGCAGAGTATATCGACAAGTACGTTCTGCGGTACATGGCAATCTACAACTTCGGACCGAAGGCCAAGCTCCCACGAATCCGCTTTCGGAAGCTAGGCACTGCACAGCAGGAGACGATGCGAGCCATCGTTCAGGCTATGATCAGCAAGGGCACCATCAAGCCCGACGTTACCGAGCTGGGCCAGCACATCGGACTTTCCCTCGAGGAAGTCGAAGAGGTTACCGAGCCCGTCCGCGATCCTGAGGATGATCTCGTCGACCCCGACGACGATGATGGCAACGGCAACAAGGATGGTCGAGTTGGACGACCCGAGCGGCTGAAGGACCAGGACGGGATCAAGCCGGGGTCCACCACCAAGCAGATCAGTTCTCGTATCGCGGAGCAGATCAGGCGTGCATACAAGAAAAACGATTTGCTCGATTGGCAACCGGCCCCTGGGTTCCGGCGCCAATTGACCGGGGAACTACAAGCAATGGGCCATATGGACGCCCGGCGCGCGGCGTCCGTGTTCAATGACGCGTTGATCGGTACGCTCACCGAAACAGCAAAGCTCGACTGGGATTCCGCTGATGATTTCATAGCTTACGCAGAAGGAATCATCAAGGCCGAAGGAGAGAAGCTCTATGCCTCTGCCTAGCATATCCAACAACCCGATCTCCTATGGCAAGGTTCTCTGGACCGGCATTGTCTCGGTGCTTGACTCGGTGGACCCGGATGACGTGCCCGACCTAGACGAGCTCGAGGGTAATATCATCTTCAAGCCCAGTGCTCGCTACCTCAAGGTTCCGGGTTCGACGCCGCCGCTCACGGTTGCGCTGATGAACAGAAACGTCAGCATTGAGGACTCGCAGATTGACGAGCAGGGGCGCAAGTTCATCAAGCTCGAAGCCAGCTCGGCGGGCGTGGTGCCGGATGTCTTCACCTGGACGGCGACGTTCAACCTGTCCTACAAGGGCGTACTCATCTCTATTCCAGATGCAACATTCCAGCTACTGCCTGGAGTGGAGATTGATCTCACCGACTACATCGCGCCAGCGCCCACCGCCTCGCCTGTTTCGCCAGCGCTCAGTGACTTGCTGGCGGCTCGCAATGAGGCAATCGCAGCACGTGACGAAGTAGTAGAGATGCTCGCAAACATCGGACTTGGCAGTTCGGAGTTTGCGAGCATCACTCGTGACTTCGGCGCAGTCAGCGACGGAAGTGTCGAGGCAACTGGTGCATTCGCTGCAGCGTTGCAGGATCTCAGTTCCGGTGGCGGCGGTACCCTGATCGTTCCGCCTGGTCTGTACCTCGTGGACAGTATCGGACTCGCCGACGCTGTCGAGAACGTGGACATCATCTCGCCGTATGGTTCAGCCGTCATTCGTTCAACCACTGGCGACGTTGCTCCGCTTATCGGTTCGTGGTATCGCAGTTCGATCAGTGGACTGATCTTCGATGCTGGCGGACTCGGCGGCTACGGCGCGAATGTACATCTCGTCGAATCGAAGATCATGGACTGCACGTTCATGGGCTGGACCGGCAGGGGTATGTCACTCAACGATGGAACTTACGGCGATCTTGGTCTGCTGAATTACATCTTGAGGAACCATATCGTTCAGAGCAACGGTACCGGAATCTTTCAGACGTATCGCTTTGTCGATTCGTGGATCGACTACAACAACGTCGGCTCTACTGATGCGAACATCTCGCTCGAGGGCGGGCCGCTTCGAGTGGGGTTCAACCACTTCAATGGAGACCCGATAAGGAACATCGACCTTCGCGGCAACAAGCGTGTCACCCTCATTGGCAACATTGGCGAGGGCGCTCGCCAAGAAGCAGTGCGTTACATCATGCCGCCGTGGTTGACAGAGGACTCACCACAGATTCAATTGGTTGCCAACAGCTTCTCGAATGGAGGCAAGGCTGCGGCGGGAGTTCACCCAGCTATTCGACTTCAGGGTCGCGGCGACGGTATGCCAGCCAGCGGGTTCATCATTTCCGCGAACAACTTCGGGTGCGAGGACCCCGGCTCCGGCTGGAGTAATATTGTCCACGCAACTGACGTGACAGACCTCGGTATTGTGGGCAACCAGTGGGAAGGTGCGTTCACGGTATCCCCCCTGTCCGGAACGAGGGTTACGAACTTCGTATCAGCTGGAAACTCCAGCGGCAATACCTAACACAGAAATTGGTGCCATGAAACCAGAGTCGAGACACCCACTGAGGTGTACGTGCAGGACACAGCCGCTGTTGGCTTACTACGGCAGGAACAGTAGAGGTCGGGCGTTTGTTCATGTAGCTTCATTCAAGAACAAGCGTCCGATCTCGCAGGTATATACCACTGCACCCATATCAATTTGGTGTCCATCGTGCGGCAAGTGGTGGAACATCTTCGTGAAGAACGAGAAGCTCACCGCGGAAGAACGACAGAGTGCTCCCCCGGTCCCCGAGCAAAAATCCAAATCGCGGGTATTGCTGGACAACCCGCCGGACGACCAGTAAGGTTTGGTGACATTATGACAACGGCCACACTATCGCCCGCACAGAGGCGGAATTGTGTCTTTGTTCGGAACCTCGGTGCGCCGACGAAGTCCTACACCAAACAGGTGGACGACAAGTCTGGCAGCGGCGGAACCGTCGAAGCGCTCATCGTTGAGGGCAAGCCGATCTTCCGAAGCGGCACGTTCTCCGACAGCATGGGCATCGAGCACACCTGGGAAACGCTGCACATGAACCAGATGGTGGATCATGCGGCGCTGCTTTCCAGTCGCGGCATCTTCGAAGACGTGCCGGTACGCAAGGGGCATCCCGATTGGGGCGGCCTGTTCAGCGATCCGGTTCGCAACGCGATGGACGAACTCATCGGGTACATGGGCAACTTCCGTACCGAAGAGCGGGTCAACCCGGCCGACGGGCAGACCTACACATACTTGCTCGCAGACCTCGAAATCCTCGAGGAGAACGCGATCAAGAACATCAAGTCCGGTCTCTGGCGGAACGTGTCCGCTGAGATCAGTACATACGTCACCAACGGTAATGCCGAGTACTGGCCTGTCATGTATGGGGTGGCCTACGTAGACATCCCAGCTGTCGAGGGTCTCAAGGCTCAGCACTCCAAGGCGGCGAATCAATTCAGCATCATTCTGGAGGAAGACATGGGACCGACGCCCACCAACCCGAACCCCCCGGTTCCGAACGAACAGGGCAACAGCGGCGAGCAGAACAACCAGGGCAACAGCCAGCACAGCGCTCCGGCTCCGGCCGCCCCCGCCGCCCCCGCTTTCTCGTTCAGCATCGGCGGCAAGCAGACCACCGACTTCTCGGCAGTGCAGGCGCACATCAACGGTCTCGAGACCGAGAACGGTGTGCTCAAGCAGTTCAAGCAGGAGTCGGTCGAAGCCGGTCGCGCCGCCTTCGTGAAGTCGCTCGTCGAGACCAACCGAGTCCCCGCGTCCGAGGAGCAGAAGTTCCTCGACTATGCGAAGAAGCAGAGCGACGAAGACTTCGCAGAGTGGAAGGCCATGATGGAGATGATTCCAGTCATGGGCATCGCCACCCCGCAGGGCGCGGGCTTCTCGCAGAGCCACGACCAGACCCAGCAGACCGATGCCAAGGCCGAGCGCATCGACGTGCTCAAGTCCATCGTGTCCTCGCACAAGCTGGGCAACCGCATGACCACCGCTCAGATCATGGAGCAGCCCTCGTACAAGGAGCTCCTCCAGCTCGATCCGACCTTCACCCTCTAGGTTCGCGGCCACCCTCAAGAAGAAGGAAGAAACACAATGGCTGATTTCGTCAAGGGCCGCGAAGAGTACGCGGTCCACGGGAAGCGGAACATTCTCCGCCACGCCCACCCCGGCTCGTTCACGGTGGTCTCCAAGACCATCTCGCACGAAGCCTTCCCGGTGGCCGAGGATGCAGACGGCAACCCCGACTACGTGCTGCAGGAGGGCGAGGTCCTCGTCAACCTGACCTCCGGCCCGCACGCGGGCAAGTGCGTCCCCTTCCAGCTGGACCCGGCGTCGCCCTTCACAGACGGTCGCTCGACGGTCGCCAACCTGGTCGGCGTCTGCAAGGACTACTTCGGCTGGGAGCTCTCCGAGCGCGATGTCGAGGCAGGGGTTCTGGATCGTGGGCACCTGATCCAGAACTGGTGCACCATCCGAGACGCGGACGGCAACCGTGTCACCCTGACCAACACTGTTGCGGACGCTCTCCGTAGCAAGAAGAACCTCGACATCCTCTTCTCGTAAGGAGACGAACAAGTGACCGCATCACTGGGCATGTTCAACAAGCCCCAGCCCACTGCCCATGGCGCGCAGCCACTGGACAAGCTCATCCGCAAGGAGGTGGCGCTCGGCGTCATCAAGGAGATCGTCAAGCCGGAGGACCACCTCGGCCTGACCCTCTTCCCCTTCAAGGACGTGCCGACCGACGACTACATCTTCTCGTACGTCAAGGGTCTGACCACCGGCCTGGCACCCGCCATCGCCGAGTCGGCCGAGTCGGAACTGGCCCAGAAGGACAGCGGCCTGGCCAACCAGGGTCGTGCGTCGATCATCGACTGGCGCCTCAAGGACCACTACGACGCCGCCGACGTGCAGCGTTTCCTGGACCTGCAGCTCCTGGCCGAGGCCAACCAGTTCGGCCCGTACGGCCTGCCGAACACCCTGATGGGTGACATCAATCAGCTGCCGCAGCGGATGCAGCGCGACACCGAAGAGCGTCGTCGCCGCCTCGACAACCGAGCCGAATGGCTCATCATGCAGTCGCTGTCCAACGGAGGCATCGCTTACAACGACGGCAACATCAAGTTCTCCGTCGACTGGAAGCGTCCTGTTGATCAGCAGGCTCAGACGCCGGCCTCGGGCACCTACGCCAGCACGACCCACGATCCCATCGGGGACATCAACAAGATCAAGCGACTGATCTACAACCGCTACGGCGTGCTGATCACTCGCGCGATCTGCTCGAACAAGTTCCTGTTGAGCCTCATCAATTCGGACAAGTTCATCCTCCGTGCAGGACTGGGCACCGCAGCGAACTCGGGCATCGGTCAGTCGGACATCCCCTACCTGATCAACGGCTGGGGTCCGCAGGTTGCCATCGACATCGTCGAGCAGCAGACCGGCATCAAGTTCATCGAGTACGATTCGGGCTACCGCAGCAAGCCCGACTTCGCTCAGGGGCCGGTCACCTTCAACCGGTACCTGCCCGAAAACCGGGTCATCTTCATGCCGGACGACAACGCGATGGCCGAGTACGACTCCTCGGACATCGGTCTCGGCAAGATGCTGACCAGCCCGCACAGCATGGGCAACGGGTCCGCAGGGTTCTACATGTGGGAGCAGGACACCACGGACCCCTGGGGCAAGAACGTGGGAACCGGGATCAAGATGTTCCCGCTCTTCCCGCACATGGAGCTCACGTACACAATGGACGTGACCCTCCCCGCCGATCTCTGATCGAAAGGAAGTAAGCGACATGGCCTCGAAGAGCACAGTCGTCGTCAAGAAGAAGGGCGCCCGAGGTGGCGTCAACCCCGGCACTGCGGGCACCGGGGCAGGCCTCCTGCCCTACGGCGCGCAGACCGGTGGACAGTCCAGCGCCGATCCGGTCAAGTCGGTGAAGGCGACGCAGGACAAGAACCGCCGCGCCATCGGCTACGGCCAGCGCTGACAGACTCTACGCCGACCGAGTGGCCTTCCCCAGCACTCGGTCGGCGTAGTCTCGCATCCGCAAAGGAGAATCATGCCAGAGAACACCGAGGCTTCGGTCAAGGCCGAAGCCGAAGACGACAAGCCGATCGGTCGTCCCGACTCGCCGAACGCAGACGAGCCCGCCAACAAGGCAGACGCGATCATCTACTCGGACGAGGAGCGCGAGGACTACGAGCGCTTCGGGGCAACCCCGCCGCCCGAGCATCCGAACTTCGGTGCCACGTACTTCGACAACAAGTCGGAGGACAAGGACTCGGACAAGGAGTCCGAAGAGGAAGTCAAGGTCGAGCCCAAGCAGAGTGCTCCGACCCCTCCGCCCGCACCGCCCGCACCCAACGCAAAGGGATAGCTGACAGATGCCGAACCGCCCCGTGTACTGCACAACGGCTGCAATCCAGACGCATGTGCAGAACATCAAGCTCCCGCAGAATGCAACCTGGGAGAGCTTGGCCGAGACTGCCTCGAATGAGATAGACTCGCGTCTCGGTGTGCGGTACGTCACTCCGTTCCAGGTATCCCCCAGCGATCCAGCTCAGCGCGCCGCCGCCTTCTGGCTGCAGAACGTCACCAGCATGGTGGCGGCGGCGCGTCTGATGCTGTCGATCGCAGCGCCGGGATCGCAAGACAGTGCCAACAGCTATGGCCAGTACCTGTTGCGTAACGTCAATGAACTGGTCAACGATGTCATTTCCGGCAAGGTAGACCTAGCCGGATGTGAGGAAGTCGGTGCGAATGACTCGGTCATTCAAGGCCCGACGATTCTCAACGAAGATGCTTTTTCCCAGGTCGATGTGTTCTACGACAACTTCGCACCTGAAGGAATCATGCCTGGCCTCAAGCCTCGACCGAGGGGCAATCCGTGGCCGACATAGTTCTCGAGACGATTGTTGACATCAGTCGTCCGACACTCAGAATCAAGGCGTACCAGGATAAGGTAGAGGGCGCATCCCTTGCTGCATTCATGCAGGGATTCGCTGCCCCTCTTCTCCAGGAACGAGCAAGTGATCGCTTCGACAACGAAGGCGATTCGGCGTCGGGCAAGTGGAGATCACTCCAGCCCTCGACCATCGCCCGCCGCGAGAAGGCCGGTCACGTACCAATCAAGATCAACGACAGGACCGGCGCCATGCGGGCCTGGGTGGAGAGTGCGCAGGGCAGGATCACAGCTGTCAAGTACGCAGCGGTACTCGAGTGGCCTGGCACTCCGGCCAACCGTACGATCGGACGCAAGCTCAAGGTTGCTCAGATGGGCTTGCCCACGCCGTACACACCTCCGCGTCCTGTCGTGGCAATCGAGGGTGAAGACTTGCTGACGATTCTCGTTGCAATGGAGAACTGGATTGGAGCACCATGATTGAGAGTCCTGGTGACACCTTCTTTCCATACAACGTAATTGAGAAGCTCGAGAACGCCGTGCGTGCGTATATCGACTCGTCGCTGAACTTCGAGCGACGCAGACTTCTGGTGACGGACCCCAACGACACTGTGGGAATCATACCCATCAGCTGGAATCCGTCAGCAGGGGAGATCGGCAGAGTTGAGTCTTCGATTCAGCTCTACACGATTTACATTCAGACGTTGATCGTTGATCCCGACGAGGCGCGAGGACTGCAAACGCACTCCTACTTCGCTAAGCGCATGAGGGAAATGCTTGTGCGCAACCCGGTCCTTCGTGTAGCGTTAGGGAAACTCGAGACGGTTGACCCGGCGGGCGTGAAAGAAAAGACTCTGAACGTCACTGTTGGCGAGCAAGTCTTCCACAACCAGGAGACCGACGGTAACTGGCGGTACCTGAGTACGCTTGAGCTTCGGCTCGAAACCCAGATCAGTAACTAGTAAGGGAGTTGTAATGGCTGAAGCGCCAACCCCCGATGAGCTCGCAGCCAAGCGCCGCGAGCTCAAGGAGCTGCGTCAGCAGAACGCTGACACGCAGGTCAATCGGGATCAGAAGGCCGCCGAGGAGCGTCGCGTTCGCGAGATGGAGGCGATCCAGGCGGAGATCAACTACGAACTCCAGGCGCAGGCGATCCTCGAAGGCAAGCCGCTGCCGGACTTCAACGAGCCGCCGACCAACGAGCCGCCGGACAACTCCAGCGTTCCGGCCTCCACCGACCAGTCCAACACCGACGACAAGACCGACGAGCAGGCGGCATCACAGACGCCACAGGCTCCGCAGGTCAACCTCGGCGGGGACGACGACAACCAGGAAGGGGCGTAAGTCATGGGCGTCAGTTCACAGCAGGGCGTCTTCGGACTCAAGACCCAGTCCGCCCGAGGTGTCGCTGCCACCAACATCGGTACCACTGGCCTTGCCATGTACCGCACCGGCGGCTCGATGACTCCGAACCGGGAACTCATGATCCCGGACGCGGAGATCGGCGGCGGTCGAGACGTCCCCGACGCACTCCTCGGACCCATCTCGTTCGGTGGCGACATCGAGTACTACACTCGATTCAACTCCATCGGCATCCTGTTGAAGGCTGCACTCGGAGCCCCCGTCAGCGCGGCTGGCACGGCAACCGGCACCAACGTTCACACCTTCACCCCGACGGACGCCACCACGCTTCCGTTCCTGACGGTGTACGAGCGCATCGGTGCAGACCTCGAGCGCATCCTCTACACCGACGTCGTGGTGAACACGCTGCATCTCGAGTCGGACGCCGACGGGTACCTCACCGGCACCGCAGGTCTCATCGCCTGCCGTGGCCTGTTCGGAACCCCGGACGTGGACGTTTCGCAGGTGCTCGACGAGACCACCATCACGGTCGGCACGAACATCCAGGTGCTCTACGACGGCGCGAACATCAAGCCGAAGTCGTTCAGCATCGACATCAACAACAACTTCGAGGACGACGACTTCCGTCTCGGCTCCTTCTACCTGGAGGACCTCACCCCGAAGCGTCGAGAGGTCAACGGGTCGCTCACCCTGCGGCACGAGACCAAGGACCTCATGCGGCAGGCCCTGCTCGGCTCGTCCTCGTCCACCCTGGCCGGCGGTCTCACCACCAAGAAGCCGATCGAAATCCAGATCGACACCTACGGCGAGATCGAGGGTTCGGCTCCGGCCACTCCGTACTCGCTGAATCTGGAGTTCGGCAAGACGGTGTTCGAGCCGTTCGGCTTCGAGCCCTCGGGCGATGACATCCTCGAGTCGGATGTCACCTTCCAGGCGCTTCGCCCGGTCGCCGAGGACCCGGTCATGACCGCGATCCTGACCAACGGCCTCGCCGCCATCCCGTAAGCCCCCCGGTTACCTCCTGGGGAACCAGACTCCCGCATCGAGACCGGCGAACCTCTCGGTGCGGGAGTCTGTCCATTCAACCATAGCTCAATTCGGCAGAGCGCCCGACTGTTAATCGGGTGGTTGTAGGTTCGAGTCCTACTGGTTGAGCGCAGTACAGATGTCAACTAAGACCAGTGAAAGGGTCACCATGACACACGCAGGAATCCCGACCGCCACCCAGGACACGAGCGACTTCGACGGTCGTCCCGAGGTGGAACGTGCCAACCAGGCAGCGGTTGCCGCTGGCGAGAAGATCGAAGAGAAACAATTCGTCGATTACTTCGCCGCGCCCCTCCCGAAGCGTTGGTACCTGCCCGACGGCGTTCAGTACTTCGAGTACCAGGAACTCCGCGAGGGCGGCAAGTCGGCTTACGAGAAGCTGACGAACAAGGACATCCGCGTTCAGCGGTCCACCGGCGACGCACGCCTGTCGGTCGATCCGGCGATCCAGCGCCAGTCGCTGATCCGCTTGTCGGTCACCGATGTCTACCTCCTGCAGAAGGATTCGGGCGGCAATCCGCAGCCCATGCCCTTCAACAAGGAGCGTCCCGGCAAGTTCTGGGAGAACCTGTTCACGTTCTTCCCGGCCGCACTCATCGACAAGCTCCACCAGGAGATCGTCGACGTCAACGCCTGGCTCGCCGCCGACGACGACGTCGAGGCCCTCAAGGAGGAGCGCGAGCGTCTCGACGAGCGCATCCAGAAGGCCGAAGAGGAGCAGGCAAAAAAGCTCTCCTTGTAGAACAGGCCGCCGACTTCGTCAAGGGAAATCGGATAGCCAACCCTCATCCCGCCCTGCTCATCTACGGCAGACTCGAGGCGATGAAGTGGTCGATACCCTACACGCCAGGTGGGCTTGAGGATCAGAGCGTGATGCTGCTGAGATGCTTCGATGTGATCAATCGGGTCAAGGCAGAACACGAACGACAAGAACAGAAGAAGCGCGAACAAGAGTCCAAGTCGAAACGTCCCAATCCAAGGGGCGGTTCTCGACCAACGGGCAAGCGCAGAAGGTAACAACGAGGGCGGTGCTTGCGGGCACCGCCCTCGTTGTGTATCATGGACAGCACTCAACGGGCACACGAGGCCCATTCCAATGGACCTCGAAGTCTGGAGTAAGCGTTGAACACGACTGCGGCGAATATCCTCGTCACCGCACAGGCCCGCCAGGCTCAAGCAGTTCTGGCCCGCGCACAGGCTGCGCTGCGTGGTCTTCAGTCGACGGCACAAGGTGCCAACGCTGCCCAGGCTACCGCTGCGAATGCTGCTGCAAAGCAGATCGAAGCGGCTGAGGCCCGCAAGGCTTCGGCGGCTGCCAAGGCATCTCTGGCAATTGAACAGGCGAATCTTCGCCAGATCAAATCTGAACAAGCGGCGTCTGTGGCCGCGGCCAGATCGGCAGCCGCCATATCTCTCTCTCAAACAAAGGCGGCTGGTGCCGCCGAAGCGTCCGCCGCCAAGCAGGCGGCAGCGGCAGCGAAGATGTCGGCGGCAATGGAGCTCTCCGCCATGAAGCAGCAGGCTGCTATGGCGCAGCTCACGCTGGTTCAAATGCGTCAGCTCGCGCAGATGGAAGCGGCCTCGGCTCGTCAGATCGCCGCTGACAATCGCGCCGCGATGTCCGCAGCCAAGTCCGCTGCGCAGCAGGCTGCCGCACGCGAGTCGCTCACGATCGCTACACTTCGGGCGGTCGCCCGCGAAGAGGCTGCATCGGCACGCAAGATCGCTGCCGATGCACGGGCTGCACTGCAGGCACAGGTGCTGGCGAATGCCGAGACCGGCAATCAGAATCGCGTAGTCACCGCACGCCTTCGCGCCGCAGCGCAGACCGCGTCTGCCAATGCAGCGAAGATCAACTCGGACAACGGCGCTGCCATCGCTGCCGAGGTTGCCGCCAACCGCGAGATGAGGGCAGCTCGCGAGGCTTCGCTCGCCGACATGGATCGCGCCATGAAGGCGCAGGCTGCGAACGCACGCAAGGCAGCATCGGACGCGCAGGCTGCAGTTAACGCGCAGGCAAACGCGATCAAGGAAGCTGCGGCAATGTCTGTCGCCGACACCGCACGCATCAAGAGTGCCGCAGTCGCCGCAGCCGAGAACGCACGCAAGATTGCATCAGACGCCGCCGTGGCAAACACGGCGGCTATGACTGCTGGTCGCGAGTCGGTTGCAAACGCACAGGCCGCTGCATCTGCCCGCATCGGCGCGCAGCAGAAGGTTGTCGCTGACGCACAGGCCAACGCCTCGCGAATGAATGCAGCAGCCGTTGCCGCAGCAGAGGCGTCGAAGATCGCTGCCGCCGAGGCGCGCGCCGCTGCAGCGGCCGAGAAGGCTGCCATTCAGATCACCGCCGCGAAGCAGCGCGAGATCGCAGCGAACGCGGCAGCCACCGGATCGAACCGCACCTGGTCGGCCAGCATGACTGCAGCCGGTTCGCGTATGCAGTGGATCGGTCGCCAGCTGTCACAGAACTTCACCGCACCCATGCTGCTGGCTACAGGCATTGGCGTCAAGTTCGGGTTGGACATGGAGAAGTCCATGACCCGACTCGAGAAGGTGTACGCCGACCAGGGCCTGATCCGCGAGGCGGAAGCCAAGGGTATCAACCTTGTTCGCAACGAGGTTGATGCTCTCGAGCGCTCGTTCATTGCGCTGTCGAACAAGTATGGCGTGCAGGCTGACGAGGTTGCCAATGTCGCAGCCGAGTGGGCAGCTGCTGGTGCGTCCGGTCAGGCGCTTGCGCACCAGACTGACCTGACAATGAAGACCATGGTCCTCGGCGAGATGGATGCCGAGGAAGCAACGAAGTCCCTCATTGCCATTCAGTCCCAGTGGGGTGCGGTTACCGAGACCAACGCAGACCGCATGGGCAAGCTCTCCCTGGGCACCTCGGGACTCGCTAGCGATCAGCTCAGCCTTACCACGATTCTCCGTCAGCTGAACGCAGTGGAGAATGAGACCGGCACCACGATGAACGACCTCGTTGTTGCGTTCTCGCGCGCATCGGGTGTCGCCCGCACTGCCGGCCTCGATACTGCACACCTTGCTGCAGCCACTGCAGCCCTCGTTCCCGCAGCCGGTAGTGCGGCTGAAGCGGGCAACGCGCTCAAGACGATCATCAGCCGTACCCTCACGCCCACTCGTGAATCTGCCCAGATCATGAACCTGATGGGCATTAACACCAGCAAGGCTGCATGGCAGAGCCTCAACGCAGGGCAGCGTCTCGAGGAGCTGTCCCGTCGGTTCGGCACCCTGACCGGCGCACAGAAGGCGCAGGTCTCGGCATCGCTTGGTTCCCGCTACCAGGTTAACAAGCTCGAGGTTCTGTTCTCCTCGATGGCGAACACAACCGGCTACTATCACAAGGCTCTCGCCAAGTTGGCGAACGAAGCTGACGTGGTGAAGATCGCCGAGGACGAGCTCAATACAGTCCTCGAGTCGCAGCCGCAGATGCTCAAGCAGGCTGGCGTCATCATTCAGAATAGTCTCATGAAGACTATGGTTCCGCTGATCCCGGTTGTCATTCAGTTGACTCAGTGGATCGGCAAGGCGTTCGACGCGTTCTCGAACCTTCCCACTGGCGTACGTACCACACTCATTGGTCTCGGCCTGTTCCTCGCAACAGTCGGCCCAATCATCATCTTCCTGGGAATCTTCAAGCTGGCCCTCGGTCAGCTGACCCCATTCTTCCTGGCACTCGGTCGAGCGATACTGTTCCCGGTTACGGGACTCCTGAAGTTCGCTGGACTTCTACTCAAGCCGATCGCGGGTCTCGCGAAGCTGCGCGGAGCGCTGGCACTCACCGCACGAGCTTTCATGCTGATCCCGGCCACCGCAGCCCTGATGCTGCGGGTCATCTCGTTCGCAATGGCGGGTACGCAGGCCGCAGTCGTCGTCGGTATGGCAGGCGTCAGGGCCGCATGGGCCACCGCCTGGGCGGCGATGATAACCTTCCAGACAGTCATGGGTATCGCCATGACTACTCGGCAGCGCATCATCTTCACGATCATGCTTGCAGCTCAGAACATCTGGGCAGCCGCATCGCTTGCCATCCAGCGCGGATGGGCTGCAGCCAGCGTCGTTGTCATGGCGGCATGGGGTGCAGCGTCTGCGCTTGCGCAGGGCGTGTACCACGCGATCATGCTTGCACGTCAGCGTGCGTGGCACGCGGCAGCACTGGCCCTGTCTGTCGGCTGGGCAACGGCTAGTATTCTGATTCAGAAGGCTTGGGCAGCGGCCTCGATCATCCTCACTGCAGCTTTCTGGAAGCGCATGTGGGTCGTCTTCGCGGCGGGCAACAAGGGTCTTCTGTCTATTCTTCTAGCAGGCGGCAAGGCGATTGTCGCACTGTTTGCTTCGCCTTGGGCAATTGCCATTGGCATTGTCATCGCACTGATCGTTCTGTTCCGCGATCAGATTGCACAGGCCTGGAACAACATCGTCAACTACTTCAAGAACCTTCCCAAGGAAACAGCATCCGCGCTGTCGCCCCTTGCTAACATCTTCATACGAGCACGCAACGCTGTCGTGGGAGCATTCAACTCGCTGCCCGAGGGCGTGAAGGGTGCGCTCCTCAAGGTCGTTGCGATTGTTCGCGCAGCCGCCATGAAGGTGTACGAACTCTTCAGCTACCTCAACCCGTTCGCCCACCACTCGCCTTCGCTGGTCGAGAACGTGACGAACGGCATGGCTGTCGTTAACGCCCAGTTCGCCAACGCCTCGCGCAATGCGCAGTCGCATATCGGAAAGCTGCACAAGTCCATCAAGCAGTTGCAGGACTTGAGTTCGCCGATGCAGGCGCAGAACGACAAGGCGAAGGACGACGAGTTCCGCGCAACGGCCACCAAGGCTGGCGCGGCCGGATCGCTGCCTGCATACGACGCGCTCAACGCTGACGTAAAGGCAGCGAAGAGCTACATGGATCAGCTCAACAAGTCCATGGAGGCTCAGGAGCAGCGGCTCAAGGACATCAAGGCTGGTGTCGAGGCGTACGACGCAGCCATCGAGCAGATGAACTCTGCACTCGAGGTTACCAAGGCTATCCAGGCCGACGTCAACACCGCCCTGGATGGAGCCAAGGCGCGTTACGACCGCTATGCCAACGCTCAAATCAAGGGCACGCGCGCCGCAGAGGACGCGCTGTTCGATAACGAGATGGCACAGAAGCGACTGCAGCTTCAGATCGCCAAGATGCAGGAAGAGTCCGGCACCGTAGATGACGTGACAGACTCTTACTCGAAGCTCCAGGGCGAGATCGAAACACTGACCGCGAAGCAGACCGAGCTTCGTAAGGCTGGCGCTGGTTCGGATGTGCTGGGCACATACGACAAGATGATCGCCGACCTGAAGAGCCAGCAGTCCGGGCTCATGACTGGTGGTGCCGACAGTCCTGCTGGCAAAATCGCTGCACTCAACACTTCTCTTCAGGCGCTGCAGCGGCAGGCCGAGATCATGGACCTCGAGAAGTCCCTGAAGTTCGATTCGCTGAACCGCAAGATCGAGCAGTTCACCAACAATGTTGAAGAGCTGCCATACGGTCAGATCATGTCGGGGCTCGACGCTTCGCGCACCTCGATCAATGCACTGCAGTACTCCTATGATCAGCTCGACATGGTCATGGCGGGGCAGCAGGCTCGCATAGACGCCACCCAGGCGCAGCGCGATGCACTCCAGCAGACCTACGACTCTGAGAGTAAGCGCCTTGAGACCGTCCGCGAGAAGTACGAGGCGGTTGAAGAGGCCGTTCGTAGCGGCGAGGAAGCACTCGAGTCGTTCTCGTCTGCGTCCGAGGAAGTCGTTCGTCGCCAGGAAGAGGCGGCGCGCGCAGCAGAAGAGGCCAGCAAGAAGCTCAAGAAGAAGAAGGGCGGCGCTGGCGGCGACAGTGGCGATGAGCTGACCCCTGGTGCACAGAACTTCCTTGAGGGTGCGGCTGGTGACTTCGAGACCTTCGGCGGAATGTCCACCGTTGGTCGTGAGGGCGCAGGTCTTGATCAGTCTGCACAGATCGACGAGTTCACCAACAGCCTTACCGCCGATCTTGAGAAGCAGCTCGGTGGCCTCAATCCGTTCTCGGGATTGAAGAACGCTTGGAACAAGACGGTCGGCTGGTTCAAGGGCATGATGCCCGGCTTCGGCGACATCTTCAAGAACGTCGGCAGTGGGATCGGCAGTGCGTTCTCGTCTGACAAGAATGAGAACGTCAAGCGGTTCGGTGACGCACTCTCTAACTCCGTTGAGGCTTTGAAGAATGTTTGGGAGTGGATCAAGAAGGGCGGGTCCATAATTGGAAAGCTCTTCGGTCCAGACTTGCAGGCAACCCTTCAGGGGCTCGGTGACGGGTTCAAGACCGTCATGGATAAGATTGGCCCACCGCTGTCGGAGCTCGGTAAGGTTGCGATCCCGTTCCTGACCACCGCATTCCAGCACCTGTCGCCAGTCATTGGCGTATTTGTTGCGGCCCTTGAGGTTGTCTGGGAAGTTATCAATGGCGCCATCGGCCCAGTGTTCAGCTGGCTTGGCGACCTGATCAGTTCGATCATCCGCATCATCACTGGTATTGTGAAGATCCTCATGGGTGCCATGAAGGTGATTCAGGGTGTCATCATGGTGGTCGTCGGCATCATCAAGGGTGTCATCGGACTGTTCATGGGCGAGGGCCTGTCGGGCTTCAGTATGTTCGGCGACGGACTGAAGAAGATCTTCGGCGGGTTCGGTGACATGTTCGGCGGTATCGTCGACATCGTCAAGGGCATCTTCACGGCAATCTGGAGCACGATCAAGAATGCCGTTAAGCTGATCTGGAACGTTGTCTGGGGTCTCGTCAAGGGCATCATCGACTTCTTCAAGACGATGTGGGACGTTCTCGTCGGACACTCGATTGTGCCTGATACGATCAATGCGATCATCGACTGGTTCAAGGAGCTGCCCAGCAAGCTGCCTGGTATGGTGTGGGGACTCATCACCAAGGTGATTGGCTTCTTCCTAAAGCTGCCGATCATGATTGGCCAGGCTCTAATAAAGCTTGGCGGGTTCCTGTTCGGAGCGTTCACGTCTGCAATGGCGTGGCTCCTGCCGAAGCTGCCGGGGTTCATCTGGAATATCGTCAAGTTCTTTGCGGCACTGCCGTTCAAGATCATCGGCGCACTCGTCGGGTTCGGGGCCAAGCTCCTCGGCTGGCTCGGACAGGCCATCGCCTGGCTGGTGCCCCAGCTCCCAGGCATTGTGTGGAATATCATCACCTTCTTCGCAACGCTCCCATTCAAGATCATTGGAGCACTGCTCGGGTTCGGCGCCAAGCTGTTCGAGTGGGCGAAGAACGCATTCATCTGGCTAGCCCAGAATCTGCCAGGAGTGATCGGCAACGTCATCAGCTTCTTCGCTGGCCTGCCAGGGAAGCTGATCGGAGCGCTGCTCGGCTTGGGCGCGAAGCTGTTTGAGTGGGCGAAGAACGCATTCATCTGGCTAGCGCAGCGTATGCCTGGAATCGTCCAGGGGATTGTCGATTACTTTAAGGAGTTGCCTGGTAACTTTGTTCGAGGCCTTGGGGTCATCGGCAAGTTCCTGTGGGAGTGGATGAAGAGGGGCTGGGACTTCCTGGTCAACGAGCTCCCCGGCATTGTCGCTGGGTTCCTGAAGTGGATCGGCGGCATTCCTGGAATGTTGCTGGGCAAGCTCGGCGACGGCGCCAAGGTGCTGTACAACTACGGCAAGGACATGATCCAGGGCCTGATGAATGGCACCGCGGGTCTGCTCAAGAAGCTCGGCGACTGGTTCCTCGACAAGATTCCCGGCTGGATCAAGACGCCGTTCAAGAAGGCGCTCGGCATTGCATCGCCATCAAAGGTGTTCGCTGGCTACGGCGTGAACATCGGCGAAGGTCTTGTCAAGGGTATTGGCAGTATGCAGGGGCAGGTTGAATCTGCCTCGGTCGCAATGGCTGCCGCTGCCGACAAGGGCGAGGTCGGAGGCATGGCGATCTCGGCCGTTGCTGACACTTCATCGGTGGGTGGCTCCGTGTCCGCGCTAGGGGATGCCGTTGCAGCATCCGGCCCGGTGGGGGTCGATACGGCGGCGGAGCCGACCGCCGACATCGCGCCGATGCTCGCCGCAGCCGAAGCAGCGTTCGATGCCTTTGACGCATCCATGAAGACGAAGATGGCAGCCTTCACTGCCGCAGTGACAGTCATGTTTGCTGCGATGGTGACAGGGGTCTTGTCGTCCCTTGATCAGGTGAGCATCGGTGGAACTGCATCGTTCACCTCGATGCAGGCATCGGTTGTTGCCATCGTGACCGCGATGGTCTCGACAGTGCAGGCGCAGCTCGCGCTACTGATCAGCCACGTAACTCAGTTTGGACTGGCATTCACGGCAGCCTGGGCTGGCGCATGGAATGCCTGGAAGGACAGCACCACAACCGGCGTCGATCACACTCTGTCTGAGTGGGAACGCATGGCGACGGGTATGCGAGACATCACAGACAACAGCATCAAGCCTGTGTTTGACTCGCTTGCACTGATGCTGACGAACGCGGAGACAGGCTTCGGCCAGGCTGTAACAAACATCGGAGAAAGCTGGAAGGGCCTCCGCTTCGGCACCGGCGAGCCGGTCAACTTCACCATCACAGACGTGTACGGCAAGGGCCTCCTGCCAGTCTGGAACGCGGTTGCTGACCTCATCGGCGGCAACAAGATGAGCCCGATGAATCCGATCGCCCTGGCAACAGGTGGTTTTGTTCGCGGACCAGGCACGGAAACCAGCGACTCGATCCCGGCAATGCTGTCGCGCGGCGAGTTTGTTCTGAACGCTCGGGCAACCGAGGCGGCTGGCGTCAACAACCTGATGACCTTCAACAACTTGAACGGTCGCGGCGGACCTGGCGCATTGCAGGGCATGTTCGGTATCGGTGGGGACATGCGGGTGCATCTCGCAACCGGTGGTCCCGCAGACCCCGGCTCGCCTGCATGGAAGGCGCTTGCACGAGGCCACGAGTTTGCACGACGCATCTCGCCCGGACCCTACAGCCTTGGCGGTAGTTCGGGCGGCACTAACGCAGGCTACACCGACTGCTCTGGCTTCCAGTCGGAAGTTGCAGACGTCATCATGGGCGGGCCTGGCGGTTCGCGCAAGTGGGCAACCGGCAGCTTCCCCGGAGGCGGCGGTGCTCAGGGCGGCGTCGTCAACATCGGCAATCAGATGTGGGTCAAGGGCCTTGGTGCCGGGCACTCCATCGGTATCAGCGTTCCGCACGCGGCGGGCACCCTGGGCGGCGTACCCGGCCTGCCTACAGTTAACATCGAGTCCGGTGGTGGAACCGGAGGCGGTGCGACTTATGGTGGCCGAGCGACCGGAGCAAACGATCCTCAGTTCCCGACACAGTACCACCTGAACGTCATTGACGGTATGTTCGTTCCGGCGACTGGTGGAGCTGGTGCCAGCATGGTCGACATACTCAAGGGTATGAGCGACGGTGGGCTCAAGCACATGGTGCAGCTTGCCCGCGATTACCAGGGCAAGGGCAACGCTGGAAAGGTTCCGCTACTTACTGCACAGTACTGGGACAAGGGCACTCGAGCCAAGATCGAGACCGAGGGTAAGCGGATGGATGCCGCTGGCCCTGCCGTCGCAGGCGACATCGCAGGTGTCGAACGCTGGCGTCCGATGGTCATTGCAGCCCTCAAGCGCAACGGATTCGCTGGTACCAAGCGTGAGCAAGACCTCATGCTTGCGCAGATTCAGTCGGAATCTTCGGGCAACCCCGGTGCCATCCAGCAGGTCCAGGATGTGAACTCGGGCGGCAACGAGGCGGCAGGTCTTCTACAGATCGCCAAGGGCACATGGCCTGGCGTGCGCGACCCGTCGCTGCCTGACGACAGGCTTAACCCCTGGGCCAACATGAACGGTGCTCTGCGCTACTACAGGCAGACCTATGGTGACGACCTCGGCACACACTGGGGCAAGGGCACGGGCTACGACTCGGGCGGCGTTCTGCCTCCGGGCTTCACGCTGGCCAACAACCAGACCGGTGGACCTGAGGCTATCCTCACGGCAGCTCAGTGGAGCGCGATGTTCGCTATCGCAGCGAAGCCGCCTCTGGATGAGGATACGATCCAGGGCGCAATGGAAGCTGCGAACATCGCAACGGGCAACACTGACGACGCGACCACGGCAGCTATCATCAAGGGCATGGATGTCTGGTCCTCGGCCTGGACTCCGGAGATGGTTGACTCCACCAAGGCTGCTACCGATGCCTCGGAGAAGGTGGCCGACGCTGCGGACAAGCAGAGCTCCAGCACGGTACTGTTGAGCAAGAGCCTCGGCAAGTACGACGCGCAGATTGCATCGCTGTCCAAGGTTCTCACTGCGTTCTCGAACAGCGCGCAGCAGTCCGTGAAGGTTACGGTCAACGTCACCAACGGTACAGCCACCACTGGCAATACCTCGACGGTGGGCACGAACTCGAAGGGCGAGCAGACCATTACGGTCGAGCAGCCAACCTTTGAGCAGTGGGCACCGACCCTGAACGCGCTGGCAGACTTCTTCGATACTCTGCCGTACGCGGAGCGGGACTGGCAGGCCGACAACCCGGTCGCAGGCGAGACCGAGCAGCAGCGCAAGGCTCGTATTGCGCAGAATAACCTGACCAACTTCGCAAAGGGTGGATACAATATCCTGCGAGATGTTGGCCCTGTCATGCTGCGTCACACGGCGATCATCGGTACTGCGATCGAGCGGTTGGCAAAGGAAGATGGACCCGCATGGAGTGCAGCACTTGCGGCCATCGCGGCCAACAACCCCGCTGGTTACGCTGTGGCTGCACTGCTAGCGTTCAAGACGATCGCAACGATGTTGCCTTTGATCCTCGCCGCGATCATGGACATTGTGCCCGCGTTGATCCGTGCTATCGTTAGGTTCCTCACCCAGTTCATGCCGGATTCAGTGTTCGCTTACGCGGACATGGCAGCAGCCGAGGCGGCTGTCACTGAACAGCAGGCGGGCGGCGAGGTCGCTATGGGCCAGGGCCAGCGGTACCCAACAGATGCAATGTCAACTGCGAGTGGCAACGAAAGTATCACACTGAACATGTACGGAGACTTGGTCATGCCGAATGTCAGCGACGGTAGCGATGCAAACGACTTCGTCGAGCAGCTCAAGCTGTTGGCGGCGGGCTCATGAGTCGCATACTGCACAGGCCGAACCAGGCTGTAGACTACGGAACAGTTGAGACCAACGGCGCTGGAAACGTACTCGGCGACAACAACAACGACACTCGGAAGCAGTACTACGAGGACTCGGGCAGTATCCTGCTGTACCCGACCTTCGATCCGACCGTCATCCCGCCGGGGCGCGAGATCATTGCCGTGCGCGCAGGCCATCGCCATGAACAGGGTGGATCGCTGATTGCCCTGCACAACGGTTGGGTCATGGGCTTCCTGCGTGTGTCCAACCAGCGGCTGGCCAACTCGCGTGCCTATAAGCAGGACGGGTACAGTACGACTGCGCGGGCGGTCGAGGGTCCGGCGATCTACAACTCGGCGTTCAAGCCCTGGCTGGCGTCCGACATCAACAAGATGACCACCGATGTCGGCGCAGCCACCGGCGAGTTCGGGCCGAACAAGAAGAAGCTGTGGTGTATTGCTACAGAGGCGTACATCGTTCTGGTTCTCAACGATGATGTCGCTGTGCCTACGATCAACTACCCAGCGAACAATGCAGTCATTGCGACTAGCTCGGTTGATTTCAAGGGCAACGTCACGGTTACTCAGGAGGAGCAGCCGGTTGCCTGTGTGTTCCAGGTCAGTCGATCATCCAGCTTCAATGACGACACAGTCGACACTTTCGTTGGTGGACTGGTGCAGACTGCTGGGCAGACGAGTAACTACGACTCGATTGTGGGCAAGGACTCCTACTCGAACCTGGGTCCAGGCCAGTGGTATGTCCGAGTCAAGGGCAAGGACTACCGTGGCGTAGAGTCTGCATGGGGTGCGACGACTTCGTTCACCATCACGCACGCAGCACTTCCTGCGCCGCAGATGACCAACCCCGCCGACGATGCAGTGCGCAACACTCCGTACGGATACCGCGAAGCGAACATTCCCAGCACCCCTCCCGGCGAGCGATACGTCGGCATCGAGTGGCAGTTCTGCCAGGCCTCTAACTTCACTGGCACAATCGTGTCGTGGAAGAACAACAAGGTTGGACGCTACAACGCAGGTGTCATTGGATACTTCTCTGACCCCAACCCCGAGGTGGAGCCGGAGCAATACGGAGACAAAGTCTCGACCGACGACCCCGATCAGTACTTGAAGCAGGGCGTATGGTACGCTCGTGCTAGGTGTGTCGACGTATGGAATCAGGCCGGACCTTGGTCTACGGTTGTCGACTTCACTGTCACTCACCCGCCCGTCGTGAATCAGCCTTGGCCCAGTGGCGGCGCAGGGTTCGACGATGACGCTTTCCCTGTGCGCTGGCAGTTCGGTGACGCATGGACTGGTGACGCTCAGAGCGCTTACCGCGTGATTGTTCGTGATCCCTCGAACACTACAGTCATCCACGACACCGGCAAGATTGCGAGTCCCTTCAACAATGTGAAGGTGATCATCCCTGATAACTGGAAAGAGCAGACGCTCAACCTGTCTATCCAGTTGTGGGATCGAGATGATGTAGCCAGCCCTATATGGACCGGCACCTTCCGGCACTCGACCGCACCAGTCATCACCCTGCCGTACCCAGCGGCCGACGAGGTCGTGATCACCGGCCAGCCGAACCTGACCTGGACGGCGGTCTACGCTCCTGGGCAGTCACAGAAGGCTTACCACATCGCGTTCATTCGGCGCGATACAGGTGTGGTTGAGTGGAAGACAACCACCACGCAGCTGTCTACCAATAACTTCTGGAACGCACCCTCGGTCATTCTGAAGAACGTCTCGGCATACCAGCTGGCGCTGACAATCACAGACACGCAGGATTTGTACACCACCCTGCTTCGGAACTTCAGCACAGACTACGTCCGACCTCCGATGATCTACTGCTCCGCGTACGTGAACAACTACGAGGAAGCTGGGTACGTACAGATACTGTGGCCAGCTACTGAGGTGGCTCCGCAGTTCGTGGAGTTCCGTTTGTACAGGCGCAACGTTGACATTCCCGGTTCGGACTGGGAACATATCGGTACGGTCGCCGATCCAGAGGTCTGGGAGTTTCACGACTGGAGTAGCTCGGGCCACTACCACTACCAGTATGCGATCACGCAGGTCGTCATGCTTTATGGTGCGCTTGTCGAATCGCTGCCGGACGAGTACGGCGAGTCGCTGCTGATTCAGTCGAGCCACTACTGGCTTATCTCTCCGAATGATGAATCGCTCAACACTAAGCTGTACCACATCACCGATGACAAGTACGTTCGTAAGATCGAGAAGTCTCGACACACGATCATTGGTGGCGGAGAGCGATTCAACTTCGGCAAGCCCATCGGCATCGAGGGTACGCTGTCCGGACAGATCAAGGGTGGCTCGCCGGTGACTGTGCGGCAGGCTCGCGAGCGGATTGAAAGGATGCAGCTGGAGATGGCGTACTGCTACCTGCGCGATCCTTTCGGCAACTACACCAAGATCGTGATTGACGACATCTCGATCGGACGTATTGCAGGTGTGGGCACCTCTGAGTTCGTTGACATCGAGATTCCATACATCGAGGTGAAGTGATGCCTCAGCCACCTCGGGAAGATATTCAGCTCGCGTTCGTTGCGCCTACCGTCCAGGTCATTCGGCGTATCGAGATCTACGAGCAGGATGGCACTACCCCATGGATGCAAGAGGCGTGGGACGAGCTCCTCATCAATGGCACGGTGAGTCTCGACTACAACCGCGATGAGCGTCGTGCGCTGGAATGCGAGCTCGACAACTCGTACGGAGACCTCAATCCTGAGAACGGTGGACTCTGGTACGACAAGCGATTCAAGCTGTTCTACGGGATCGAGCTAGATCAGGATGATCGTGGAGTGCGCGCGGCGATTGTCGAGGAGTACCTCGCCCCAGGACAGGCGGCTGCCATCAAGCAGCACCTGTCCGCGAATGGCATCAGTCAGGTTCACTTCCTTCCGTCGGCCACCGAGTACGACCACATCAAGGACTACGACGTACTCGTTGCCATCTCGTCGACCAGTCTGCAGAAGCTGGCATTCTTGACTCAGTGCTACAACAAGGGCAAAGGAATCATTACCTTTGCTAATGACCAGACATCCGCGTCGATGCCGTCTATGATAGGTAGTGCGGGTGCAGCGACGGTGATCGCTGGCCAGCAGCTTGCCTATGCTCCGGTCGCCGGGGCGTCCGACCTATCCGTGGGGTGGGACGATTGGAGTGCAGAAGTTGTATCAGACAACATCGTTACCTGGGGAAACCAGGGAACCTTCGAAGGCTTGGCAGAAGGTTCGTGGCCAGGTGGTCACGCTGGGCACACGGTAGTCACAGTCCAGAATGGCCCCAGGGGCATCCCGACTAAGGTGCTTAATGCTCCGAGTACCGGAAACTATGTCTCGACTCCAGCACTGTTTACCATAACAGCGCAGCCTGGAGATGAGTACTATTTCGAGGTGTGGGTTCGTAAGCTGACCACAGGCGTAACTGGAGCGCTAGCCTTTGTTCGCCGCACCACTGAGCCGGGAGGCGCCAACCCGAACTACTCGGGTATCAACCTGAACATGAGTGCCATGGTTCAGAATCAGTGGTACAAAATGTCCGGCACTCTGGTTATCTCGCCCACTCGCACCATCCTCAATCCGTATCTTCAGGTCGCCAACAACGTTCCAGCGGGAGACGTTATTCAGTGGGATGACATTGTGGTAAGGAAAGTTAATCCCGAGGATACATACCGTAAGATACTTGCGCCTGCGGCGGGTGCCACGTCTGTAGCTACACTGAGCGACAGTAACAATGGGGACTCGATTGCCGCCGTCAGCAAGGTAGGCTCGGCGGGGCAGCGGTGGGTACACACTGTCGCGTCGGATTTCAAGGCCGACAACCTGGGCGGCGAGTACGAGAGTTTCGGCCGCTATGTTTCACGCATTGTATCTTGGGCTTCTTCGTACCAGGCCCTCGACTACTGGGAGATTCAGCTCGGCGAATTCATGGCCGACTCGATCTCACTCGGAGGTTCCTATGCAACGGTCGCCATATCGGGACGCGATCTCACTAAGCTGTGTCAGCAGTCGAAATTTGTAGCATCGACTACGTTTACAAAGAACACGCCTATTGAGAGTGTCGTCAAGACCGTCGCAACGAACGCAGGGATTTCCAAGTTCAAACTGCCGATCACCGGCAAAGTCTTAGACAAGGACATGACTTGGGAGCGAGACACTGCTCGCTGGGATGTGATTCGTGATGTATCAAACTCAAACAGCTACGAGGTATTCTTCGATAACGAAGGGTATCTTGTCATGCGTGAGTTCCGCGATCCGCTCACCACTCCGGCCACTCTTGAGCTTAGCGTTGGTGTGGGAGGTAATCTCATATCTCGTGGAGGGAAGACTTCCGACGCAAATCTTTTCAATCACGTTGTTGTTGTTGGCGAATCTTCTGATTCATCGACTCCACCTGTCTACGCAGAGGCAATTAATTCTGCAGCGACTTCGCCAACCAGCGTGCAGGAGATTGGCGACCGGGTCTCGATAATCACATCGAGTCTGGTTACCAGTGTCGCACAAGCACAAGAGTACGCCAATGCACTCCTAGCCGTATCGGCACTGGAGGAGTTCGAGCTCTCCTTTGAGTCGACACTTCTTCCGTGGATCGAGGTCGGCGACATAGTGGAGATGAAGAACTCTGACGATCGTTACTGGGGACCAGACCGTTACTTGATGACGAGCCTGACGTTCCCGCTCGACCTGAGTCCCATGTCAGGTGCGGGTAAGAGAACGGAAAAGGTGGAGGGTAAGTGAATACAGGGTTCGGCAACTGGGGCAATAGCGTCAAGGCGCATAGTGTCCTGCGTGAGATTGCCAGGAAAGAAATCGAGCGCCTGCGTCCACCGTCTCGCCTTGCCGAGGTAACCTCTATCGTCCCTGCCGAGAAGAAGGTGCTGGTCCGGTTCGTCGGCGAGACGAACGTGGTCCCAGTACCGTACACCTCGACAGCTCCTGCGAACGTGGGTCAGTGGGTTCGCATTGGCGGCACGACTCACGATCGCTACGTCGAAGATGTCATTGGCACAACACTCACTGAGGCGCGACTGGAAACAGCCGAGAGTCGAATCGGCTCACTCATGGAGAGTGTTGTCGGCGAGGGCTGGGAAGATGAGGACGATGGGGAGCCGGGAACCTTCACCGGCATCATTAGTCAGTACTTCGGCGACATCGAGGGCAACGCTACCGAGGCCCTCGGCCTGGCCGGACAGGCGGATACGAAAGCTGATCAGGCTCAGACGACTGCCGACCAGGCGAACACCGTTGCGGGCCAGGCTCAGACAACCGCTGGTCAGGCACAGACGACTGCAGATCAGGCGAACACTACTGCTGGACAGGCGCAGACGATTGCTGATCAGGCGAATGCTGCCGTCGGTGGGGCTGTAACTGCGGCTGAGGAAGCTGACGAGAAGGCGACACTCGCACAGGAGATCGCCGGTCACATCACTGACAATATCAATGCCCTGGGTCAGGGTGTTGCAGCTGGTGTAGATGAGGTTGCGCAGGTCTTCAACACCATCGCTGGCATCTTCACGACAGCAAACACTGCTGAGCAAAAGGCTGTGGATGCGCAGACAGCTTTGCAGAACCTGATCAACCAGAACGAAGGCGCCGCAGCTGGTGGTCGATCTGGGCAGGATAACTTTGATCGACCGAACTCAGCAACACTTGGAAGCGGCTGGGTCTCTACTGGGTATGGAAATATCCGGGCAAACATTGACGCCAGTGGTCGAGTTAACTTCCCTTATAACACCAGTCCCAGTGGTGATGAGGGTGGTCTTATGTACCACCAGTGGAACGGCGAAGTATCGGTTGGTGACTACTTCCAGAGCACGATCGTATTCGGTACCGCGTTCAGTGGCAATGGCAACCCTGTGGCGTACCTGTTCAACCGCTGGGATGGACTGTTCGGAACCGCCAATGGGATCAACACTACACCACTGAACTGCTGGGCAGTTCGCATCACTCGAGCGGGCGGTCTGACTCTATACCGAGTTGTCAATGGTGTGATGACTTCTGTGGGTACGGGTGATGTAGCCAACATCACCTCTGGTGACGCTATCTCACTGCGGTGTGGTTCACTTGCTGGTCCAGGTAACATTTCTGTTGTGGTCAATGGCAATGTCGAGATAGCACACCCCGATCCGGGCGTAGGCATGATTGGCGCTGCTTATCGTAAGCACGGATTCTCTGGCTATGCAGAGAATCAGGGCTTCCTGGGATGGCAGCAGCCTGCGAGTATTGCTTCGTACAACTGGTCTGACATTCCCGGTGGCGGCATTCTGCTCGGCAAGGGATTCAGGTTCGCACGAACTTCAACCACTCAGTTCAACATGGTGCAGAGCGCCCAAGTGCCGGCCAGCACTTTCCAGACTGCTGTATACAGTGAGTCGTGCAAGCCTCTGGCGGGTTCAACACTCAATGCTACCAGGGGCGAGTTCGCTATTCCTTTCGAGGGTTGGTGGAACTTTACGTTCGGATTCTATGGACAGACTCCTACTATCACTGCCAACACCAATCGTCGAGTTGATGTTGTAATGTACAATGGCCAGGGAGCCTTGTCTACAGCTATACCCATAGGATCGAGTCGTCATCAGCAGGGCTCCACCGCCGCTCGAGCGACGGTGCACGAGGCACACACGTTCCGAAAGTACTGCCTAGTAGGCGAGCGTGTGGCTCCAGGCTTTGGGGCCGAGCGACTCGATTACATGAATGCCGACGCTGGCGGACATACCTGTTATTTCAGTGGAGTACTAGAGACCCCTTAGGAGGGTACAATGATTGAGCAGCAAACAGTAACGTTCGACACTCTGCCCGGAGTGACGATACGCCTGACTCGTGGACACGAGGAGTACGGCGACGACTTCATCACAGCAGAGGCGTTCGACCAGAACATGAACATCATTCCCGGCGGTGGAGGTGGGTTCAGAGGTCCATCACCTCAGGCCCCGGTGATTGTGGAGCCGGACCCCGAACCAGAGTCCGAGGCCCCCGATGTGCCACCCGAGGAGGTGTTGTACGCCAGCGAAGAGGGTAATGCTTGACCTGTAGTACCAACGCCTGCTATCATGGGCACATCTTACCAGGAGGTAGTATGACCAACAACTTGCCACAGGCTCCCGGCTCGGTGCCGGTTGTCGGGCCGAACATCTTCAACATCCGCTCGAAGAACGATTTCATCGGGCTGCTGTATTACTTCATCCCGCTCACGATGGGATTGCTCGTTCTCTACGGAGCGCTCGACAACAACACGGCACTCTTCTGGGGTGGCGCAGCCACCTCGCTGATCCAGCTGGTGTTCCAGTACACGCGGACCCAGGAGTTCGCACGGCGAGCGATCTATCTCGTGCTGAACCTGATCAACGCCGGACTGCTGGTCTACGTCGCGGGCTGGACCCCGCAGCACCTCGAGAACCTGATGCCCCTGCTGTCCCTCCTCCTGGGCGGAAGCGCCGCAGGTATCGCCAGCCAGAACGTGAACACCTCCGGTGACGGGACTGTGGTCCGGGTGGTCGAGGGTTCTGTCGTGGACGAGCCCCCGAACGCCCCCGGCTCTTACTGAGCGAGGGCGAAACTCCAAACGCGGATCAGGGTCCCCCCGCCCTGGTCCGCGTTTGGTCTATCAGACGCTAGGACAAAGACATGATTGTCTACCACAGAAACAATTACAAGCCGGAGTCTTATCCCGAGACCGAGCACCACGTGCGGCAGCACATCTCTGCTATTGCCAGCCCCTCGGATGATCCGACAGAGTTCTACGACGCCGTCGAGATCGAGACGAGCGAGATTGATGGCGGTGGCATCCGCGTGTACGGACAGCTCGATCGCGACCCAGCCTGTGACTACACAGTGCCCGATGACTTCGAGATGCCCGACGAGTCCGAGTACCAGCAGGGCTTCGGTGTCCGCGATATGACGCCCGAAGAGCTGGAACAACACCTGATCGAGAAGGAGAATCGCAAGTGAACGGTGTCGAAGTCGTCGGCGCCATCGCGCGCAGGTTCGTTCAGCTCGGAGGTAAGTCCGTCTACACGCGCGGCTGGGAGCGCAGAGGTAACGGCCAAGCCCCTGCCTACGAGGGCCTCGTCATTCACCACACTGCCGGAGGTCGCAATGTCAACATCGACCAGATCCTCATTGACGGACGCTGGGACCTCCCCGGTCCGCTCTGCAACTTCTGCATCATGTATGACGGCGACCTTGGTATCATCTCTGCGAACCCTGCGAACCACGCTGGCGCAAGCGGCGGTTGGGATACTGCGCCGCTTCCGCGAACAGGTCTCTTCAACAGCAAGGTCCTGGGTTGCGAGGTCCAGTACCCCGGTGTCGAGCCCATGGCCCAGGTTCAGTACGAGTCCTGCAAGCGCCTTTCGGTTGCCACGATGGAGGTTCTCGGTCGCCCCGGCCAGTTCGACCGGGTGAAGTTTCACCAGGGAACATCCATCGAGGGCAAGTGGGACCCCGGCTACGCGAACGGTAAGACCTACGGCATCTCCCAGTTCCGCAATGACGTTCGAGGTATGCGCCAGGGCGAGGACGAGAACAGTGCTGACTGGCTCGACAATCAGCGCCAGCTGTTTGGATACCCACAATGACAACGCGCTACCACCCCCTGAAGAAAGGGTATGTGGTTACCAGCCCGTTCGGTTGGCGCACGTGGGACAATGCAGTGCACTACGGCATTGACTTCGGAGCCTCTAACGGTACCGCCGCCGGATGGGACGTGTACGCCATACAGGCTGGCACGGTATTGCATTCCGGCGCAGCGATCGGCTACGGTGGGCCGGACCCTGCGGGCTGGATCGTGATTGATTCGGACGACTCGCAGGGCAGTGGTGTGTTCGAGTACGGCCACATCGTCCGCGAAAGCTGGGTCAAGCCGGGTGCACGCGTCGCTGCCGGTCAGAAGATCGGTCGGGTCAACGGCTCGAAGCTGACCAACGGCAACGTGGACCCACACCTGCATGTCTCGTACATGCCTTACGAGTACAACCCGAGCAAGAAGATGGACTTCGCGCCACGCCTCAGGGGTGCTCTCTACGCGGGCGAAAAGCCTGCACCCGCACCGGCACCCAAGCCTGTGCCAAACGAAGGAGGAACTATGAGTCACGCATCGGATGTGCGCGTCCAGCTCAGAGGACCAGGCGACAACGGGTGGGTAGCACTCGCCCCACAGCCCGATGAAAAGGGCAATCGCTTCAGCATCTTCAAGGGCAAGAACGTCACCGCCCAGACGGTGGTCGAGGGTCTCGCGACGGTGATCTTCGAACTCACCTATCGCCTGCCGAACACGGGTCGAGGCTTCGAGAACTACCGGGGCCGCAAGGGCGACACCGTCCTCGGCCTGGCCGGAAACGCAGCTGCGATCGCCGCAGAGAACCAGGAGATTCTGCGGGACATCCAGCGCAAGCTCGACGCGCAGGCATAGGGAATGGCCAGGGGGATGGGGCCATTCAAGAAAGTCCCGGAAGCGCGTGACAAGGTGGAAGCCTTGCGCGTTTTTCTTGCGATCGAGGCTTACGCACTGAGCCTGTTCGCTATCTATTACGGCACACTGACGTTCAGGTTTAGCGATAGCCTGTGGCCTCCGAACCGGAGTGCCTCGTCCGTGCCGTATGCCCCAGAGTCCTGGGGTACTGTAATAATCATTATCGCTGTGCTTACCATCATCGTCTCCTCGCGGAGGCTGAAGTGGTCTAAGTACGTGTCATGGACAATGAGAACGATGTGTCTGGTATGGGGAGTCTTCTCCATCACGTTCTTCGTTGACATCATGAATGGAGCGCCACCAACAGCTTACCCGCCAATGGGATCGTACCTCCTCCTGGCAGTGGTGTGCGCTAACAGAGCTAGCCTGGAGGATCAATGGAGAGAATGAAGCGCGCCGTCCGTGTTGGCGCAGGTACATTTCGCAAGACAATACGAGCTGTATTTGGTCACACGAGGATCGTTGCTTCAGGCTCATACCCCCTATACAGGTTGATCTGTATAGGGGGCGTTATATCAGCAGTACTCACACTGTCATACAGGTCTTGGCCAGCATCTTTTGCCGAGACAACCGACGACAGTACTGTTGCAGGTGTAATCTTCAGTGCAATGCAATTGGCAGGGTGCGTTTCAGTTCTCGCTGGAATGTACTTCCATGCGGACGCCGATCCGCTGCCATCGAAGGTTCAGAAGTCGCTGGCAATCGAGCGGTTCGGAACCGTTCTACTGATTCCAGTAATCGCCGCCTACACCTACGGCGTCATCAAGTCCAACGGTGGGCCACCCACCACTTGGGCCACGCTGTGTCTAGCGGCCTTTGGTATTTATCTTGTGCTCAGGTTCCTAGAAATAGGGAGAGCACTCGAGGAGGTGCAGCGTCCAATTGAGCAATGTGACGGACACGACTGCAAGGAGCTGAGGAGTGAATGACATCATCACTCTGCTGCTTGGTGGGGGGCTCGCCGCGAGTGTCATCGAAGCAATCAAGTTCGTTACAACACGCAGACAGGTAAAGCGTAAGGACGAGGCTGCATCTCAGAACGAAGAGGCCTCAGCCCAGGCCACAATCGGCGGGGCATGGAAAGATCTCTGGCAGACTAACGATCAGTGGAACCAGCAGCTGAACGGTCTACTACAGAGGGAAAGGGAGAAGGGCGAACTGTACGTGGATATTATCCAGGCTGCAGCCGACCTTCTCCCTCCCGACAAAGCTGATCCGATACTCGATCGGATGTACAAGGTGCGTCGGACCTAGTATTCAGAGTCCATACGGTGTCGAGGCTGGGGGGTCTCGTCCCGAACGAGCGGGCCACGGCGGCTGAAGTCGTGGCCCGCTTCTTCTGTGCAATTCTTGTCGGTGCCCTCTAGGTGCCCGCAGTGGCTGCAATACTTCTTCATTACTGTCACCCCCAATACTCGGTTGAGAAACAGACCCAGTGTGACCATGCCGCCGATGATGCAGCAATAGAGCACTAAGGCATACCAGTTCATTACTACTCCTTGATGAGCCGCTGCACTACCTTGGGCTTGGGCTCGCCGATGCTCTCCTGGACGGAAGAACGAAGCCTCGATTTCTGAGCCGCGTTCAGTGCGTTGCCATTCAGGAGCTTGTCAATTTCACTGTTGTTGATTCTGCCAAGTGCTGCGAAGAGGTTATCTCCGATGATCTCGCGTACGGTAGCAGGATCGTAGGACTTCCGACGCGACGACTTGAACACAACATGGAAGTCATCCGTGTCATACTCGGTCTCGTCGGAGTCCATTGCATCTTCGATCAGCTTCTCCATCACTTCTTCGATGGCGTACTTGATCGCCTTCTGTGCACCCTCGAGTTCGAGGTACCGCTTCGCCATCTCGTTGCGGTCGCCAGCCAGGGCCATTATCCCGCCTGCCTGAACGTTCTTCGTCAGGACGGGGCACGTAGCTTTCACTACGCAGAACTGGCATTCCGCATTGAGCGTACGCTTGCCGGGCTCGGGCTCTGCGATGATACGCTCGGCCACCCGACGCACGTACTTCCAAGTAGCCACGTTGTCGTCGCGGGTGAACTTCACTTCGACCGGGTCATACCGGAGCTGATCGAAGCAAACCCAAATCTCGTCGGGCTCCAGCTCGAACCCGAGCTCCTTGGCGATCTCGTTCTTGGCCAGCATGATAGCCAGTCCATACAGGCGACCCTGCGCCTTCTGTCGCAGACCCTGCGGCGTGAGGTGCTGACGCCAGGTCTTGTAGTCGACGACCCGAACAATCTTCTTGCCGTTCTCCTCGAACATGTCGAGGCGGTCGAAGATGAAAGTGTAGGGCACCTCACCGATCGAGGTCTTAATGGTGACCCTGATCTTGCGCTCGACCATGAGCACCTGCACCTTTTCAAGATCGGTGCGGGAGAACCAGCGTTCGAGCATGTCGATGCCGTCGTTGTACATGTCGTCTTTGGAATCTGGAATGCGCATGAATTGCTTCATGAACTCCTGCTTGAAGTAAGCAACGAGTACGTTCCAGTCTAGCTCGTCGCGGGTCTTGCTGATGAACACTTCATCAATGATCCGCTCGAGAACGTCGTGCACGGCGGACCCCAGCTTAGCTGGGTCCGAGCTACCCCCTGGACTCGGCGTGCGCTTAACCATCTCAGCGTGGTATCGGAAGGTACAACCCTCGAACACCTGGATGGAGGATGCCGAGATGGTTTTGAGTTCCACTACTTGTTTCCCCTCTTCGTAGTTATGCCGCCCCAGATACCGTCGGTCGAACCAGTGCGTTCTCGATAGTCGAGGCACTCGAGTTTCACTGGGCAGCTCATGCAAATCTTCTTCGCGCGGTTAGCGCGGGCCGCTTGTCCCCGGCCAGGGAAGAAGGCGTCCGGGTCGTGATACCCTACACAGAGGGCGCGGCGGGTCCACTCTTCGGGGGCGAGACTGAAGGCGGCTTCGGGGGCGTCGGCTCCGGGCTCTCCGAACTCTTCTCCTTCTCCACAGTCGCAGGACTCTCCTGTTCGATCGGGTCGAAGAGCGAGGGCTGCGCAGATTCCGTTGCACCTAAAGGGCGGCGGCCCCCGGACATCTCGAGCTCGAACGCTGTCGTCGGTTCGCCATCACCGAGAAGCTCGTCAGCGTCAGCTTCGGCATCGGCCTTGGCCTTCTCTTCCGACTGAAATGCCGTCTGTTGCAGGTGCTGCTCGAAGGCGGTTTGTGTGGGAGCCTTGGCTCGGAAGTCCTGATACCCGTCCTGATCCATCCCTCCGCGTACGGGATGCAACTCGTTGGGTCCAGCGGGCATCTTGAACTGCTGTTCAGTCACTGCGTCTCCTTGTAGGTGGTGCTAGGGGGTGTCCGGTTACGTTAGCATACCGGCGCGGGGTTAACCCACAAATGCCGCGCGGCGCTCCACGATGTCCCAGAAATACTCTTGCATGAATGCACCCAGCATCACTCGTGCCCGCCTCTCGGGAGAGGTCCACCAGTGCTTGCGGTGCTTACTTCGTTTGAACATTACTTCCTCCTCGATACCCCGGACGGACCCTTTGGCGGGATACGGCTCGGAGGCTTAGGTGGGTTGTGTGTGGGGAACTTGAACAGGGTCCATCTGCCGTTGAAGTTTATATTCCTACTGTTCATGTACTTGCGGCGCAGTTTCTTGGCCTTGCGTCGATCCCGCCAGGTCATTTCGGATTCGTGCCACCACTCCCCCTTAGCAATGAACACCGCGCCACATTCGGGACACAGCCAGAACGAGTCGCGTGGAGCTTTAGGTTCGAAGAACGGATGCCAAAATCCATTCTCGTCAACGTCTTCGCCCCACTTCGGAGGTGTGCAGTCCTCGCCGGGGTACCGCTCTACTTTCTTCTTGGGTGACCATACGATAGGCATGGTCACCCCAATGCTGACAAGCCGATGCCGATGCTGACACCAGCGACGATCATGAGTATGGCCAGCTTGAGTACCAGACTCCAGGTCAACCAGTCCATTACAGTCTTCCCATCTTCCGTAGCCGTTCGATCTCGAACACGCCGAGCTGCTTCCAGCCCGCCATACGCTTCCAGTGAGACCCACAGACGGGGCACTGAACCACGGTGCCCTCGTCCTCGGTCTCGCGTGCCATGACTACCTTGTCACAGCACTCACGCAAAGTCGGCGAACATGTCATCGCCTTCTTCCTCCAGCTTCTTAGCGGACTCGAGGAAGTTGCGCTCGTCTAGCTCGATCGCAACGGCATTGCGACCACAGTTGCGAGCGGCCCGCACGAGGCTTCCCGACCCACCGAAGGGGTCCACGAGGAACGCACCCTCCTGGGTGGAGTGCTTGATAAGAGTCTCCAGCAAAGCCGGTGGCTTCTCGTGCGGATGAATGAGCTCATTCGGCCGGAGCTGCGAGAAATGCAGTACACCGTTGCGCCGCTTGGCGTAGCGAGGCGCACGACCCTTCTTGAAGAAGATGATGAACTCATGACCCTGTCCCCATGATTCAAGATCGCCCATTCCAGGGCCATCCTTCTCCCATACCAGGACAGCCTTGCGAACAAAGCCGAACTGCGCGCAGAACTCGTCGAGCATGACCAGCCAGTCCGAGAGAACCTGGTACGCGGTGAAGACGTAGAGGTCGCAGTCGGGCTTGGTCTTGGTGAGCAGGACCGACATGACCTCCTTGAACACCTTGATTGCGATCTCGGGGGACTCATCATTGGCGATCTTGCGCGCATACTTCTTGCCGCCCTCCGTGACGGCCATGTTGGAGAGGTTGTCGACTCCGAAAGGAGGGTCGGTGATGATGCAATCCACCGAGTTCTCATTAAAGACTTTACAGAGTTCTGCGGAGTCGCCCTGCCAGATCTGATGAATCTTCACGCTACCTCGTGTTCCCTGTCTTGTGGAAGAAGTCGTAGTCGTCGAGCGCAGCCATGCGGTGCGTGACCTTCTCGGTCAGGCGCATCATGTTCTCTGCCCCAACTTCGAGCTTCGCCATCCGACCCTTGTTGGTGTCAGTCACGAGAACCGTTACCTTGAAGGGTGGGTCGTTCGTATCATTACTCATGTCAACCTCTTCTAGTGTTGCTCTTGCTAGCTTGCCGCTCGAATCCACGTAGCTGGGGAATATACAGCACACGAAGTTATGTTCGTGAATCCACTTATTCCGTATGTGGGGTGGAGCTTTCTTGATTGGATAGCCGCATATTGCGCAGCAAGGGGAAGCCGGCCTTGCCCCTACCGGCTCGTGTGTACCCTCAACTTCCACTTTACACACCGCCCAGCGCGATCAGTCGTCGATCTCGATCTCTTCGTCCTCTTCGATCTCGAGTTCCTCGAGCTTGATCTCGGTGACCCGCCCGCCGAGGTAGTCGGTGAGAGCCTCGGTCAGCTCCGCGCCCTCGTTGTCGATGAAGTCCTCGAGCGTGGAGGTGGCGACCTCCACCTTCTGGTCGGTGGTCAGCTCCTCGGTGTCCTCGATGTCGTTGTCGGACATGAGGTCTTCGAGCAGGTCGTCATCGAGGGTGATGGCGCCTTCTTCGACCTTGATCTTCAGGGTCACGATCATTTCAGTTACCTCCTGTGTTGGTTGCGATCTCGTCAATGGACAAGACCTTTACGGTGACATCGCCACCGAAGTTGTAGATGACATCTTCGAGCGCGACCTCGCCGGACTCGAACATGTCAAGGTCGTACTTGACAGCTTCCTCGGGAGTGCGGACCGGAGTCTCGGCGCACTTGTAGTTGTCGAGGTCGATCTTCGGGTCTTCGATCTCGACGATCAGGTTGATCTTCACTTGGACTCCTTGGGTTCCATCTCCATGAGCTTATGTGCGATGTCGGCGGCGATCCACTCGGGGACAGTCTTGCCGTCCACTATGTACCTGCCATACGACGTGTGCACATTGCTCGTGATGTACTTGATCCCCCGATCAATGGTGCGCCTGAGCTTCGACCTGAAGCGCAGGTACCCCGTCACCCCGTTGTATCCGTACTCGTCGCGAATCTTCTTCTGGAAGCTCGCACTGTTGAGAACGGACAGCGAATACCCGATCCAGCCGAGCACGTCACCAACCCAGAACTTGTTGGTGAACACGCTGATCTCCTGGAACAGGTCCAGGCCTGGGTCCGAGCTGGCAATGATGTCGCCCGGTGCGCAGAACTGGAACACCCGACCGCGTGCCCAGCGCCAGTCTCCACGAGGTCCGGTGATGCCCTGCCCGCCAGGGTCCGGGCCGATGACCTTGTCGTTGTGGTTGCGGCGCGGGTCCGAGATGCCATAGTAGGCGATGAGGTTGTTGTCGAGCTCGGGGTCCGGGTGGCTGTCCAGAACCCACTCCATGAACACGTCGCCGCCGATGGTGGCACCTTGCGAGTATCCCACGATGAAGACTGGGATGTTCGGCGGGATGGCCCTGAGCATCTTGCGCAGGTTGGTCACACCCTTGTGAACCGAGCTCTCGTAGCTCGCCTTGTCGCCGTATCCCGAGGTGTACGGCACAGACCAGTGCGTGATGGCCCAGTCTCGATTGTTCTCCATGAGTCGACCGAGTGCGGAGCTGATCAGCTTGGTCATCCCAGTGGGCGGCAGCGGATTCGGAGCGTCGTGCGTCTCCGAAGTGCCGGGCACCAGGATTAGATATGCCTCTCTCATGCGATCTTGCCGTGCTTGTAGGGCCTGGTGTGGTTGTAGCGGAGCTTGTAGATCACCGCTTCGGCCAGGGATGCGTTGGCTCCGTCACGCTGGAGTTCCTCGGCCGCGTCTCCGAGTCGAATGATCTCGTCGGCGAACTCGGCGAAGATTCCCTCGGCCTTTCGGATTGAACCGTCAGGATTGTAGGGGTCCGGGTGGCGATTCTCTCCGACCCGCTTGTCGTTGAACCACAGCGGCGGCTCATTGTTGCGCCAGGACTCGAATGCCTCGCTGATCTCCGAGTGCAGGAGTGCGGTGACCTGGCCGAAGTTGCGGGGTTCGCCGCCCTCTTCGTGGAAGCCGTGCGCGTCGGTGGTCGTCCAGCAGCAGGCCTGCAGTAGGTCCAGTGCTGTGGCGATGAGGGACTCGCCCTCGGTGGTCAGCTGCCCCGTCTGTGGGTTGTACAGGTGATCGACGGGTCGACCGGCCAAGAACGCTTCGGCCTGGTCGTGGGAGGGGTATGTCACTTGGGTCTCCTTCTAGGGGGTCCACTCGTTGTCGGCGATTTCTCCACCACCGAGTTCATTCTTCAGCATGGCTTCCCATGCTTCTTGTCCCTCCGGCGAGAACAGTTCTTCGATCGGGCAGATCGCTGTCTCCTTCGGACGGAAGCCTTGGATGCTGTGGCGTATCTCGATCACCACATAGGGCCAAGTCGTGATCTCTTGCGACGACACCAGGCGCGACATGTTTTGGATGACCGCGCGGTCGTTGGGCAGGAACACCCCCTGCAGGGCGTCCTCCGTTCCCTTTTGCATGTTGGTCACATCGGCCCAATTGCGGGTTACAGTTTTTGCCCGCGTCTCGTATTGAGTACGCTGTCGGCTAAACGAGTACCGAATTGAGTAGTACGGACCCGGCAAACTCTCGGCACCACCCTCGAGAAGCTCCGCAACCAGTGCGTCCTGGTAGGACTTGAGGGTCTTGTTCGGCGTTACCTTGGGCCATGGCTTGCGACCCTTGGTGATGACCTGAACATCTCCCATTGCCCACGGCTCAGGGTTGAGATTCAGTGCCGCTGCCACGATGTTCGGGTAGCTCACCGTTAGCCTCCTTCTCTGCAAGGAATCTTGCATACCCATACGGGTACTCGTCGGGCATCTTCAGGGCGAAGTCTCGAACGCGTTGCTCGAACTCATCTTTATCAGACACGAGTATCTCCGTACTGTGTGCGCATGAGCTTGAATGTTTCGTTGATCTTCCACACGCGCATGTTCAGGAAGATGGCAATATCAAGCTCCATCTGAGCGCCACGCGATCCGCCCCAGCCAGGCATGAGGACGAGGTCCGTGCAGTCGAGCATCTCCTTGAGGTCCGCGCGGACGTAGTCCTGATAGGGCAGGTCGCCCGGATTACCGGGAAGAGTGCGGGCAATCTCGGCAGGGCTGACCACATCGTAGCCCTGGTTGCGCAGCTCCTTGGTGAACAGGTCGAACCGCGCGAAGTTGTGACCTTCGATGCCGGTCATCGGACCTGCGATGTAGAACTTCCGGGAAAGCTGCACCATTACTTGTCGCCCCTGTCTTTTGGAATGTCCACGCGCGGCATGACGCACGCTTCGAACCCCTCGTCTGCCGTGAACTTGACCATCGCGGTAGTCTTGGAGGGGTTGTAGTGCATCGTGAGTGTCTTGCCTGGCGCCTTGGAGACGACATCAGTGAAGGTCTCGAGCGAGAACAGATACTTCACTGGATCATGAGTTGACTCAACCTCAAGCATCAAGGACTCTTCGATCTCTTCAGAGGAGTCGCGGTCCTTGATTGCGAGTGTCAACATGTCTCCGGCGATCCACACATCTAGGGCGATCTGCCGGTCAGACGAGCCGATCTTCGACACCCTAGATAGTACACCGACGATAGTTTCTTTGTCAAACGAACACGAGTCCTCGTGCGGTTTGTCCATCATTCGACTCACCGGGTCGAACTTCTCCTCGAACAACGAGCACTTGATGTAGATGTCCTCGGTCGGCGAGACGACGAGGTTCGACCCGAGAACTCCGACCTCGCACTCCTCGATGGTACGCAGCACCGGGCCGATGAGGTGGTAAGGGATCACCACATTGCTGCGTCCGTCGGCGAACTTGTAATCGTTCGGCACGCGCATGGCGACCTTGCCATTGGATGAGCACAGGTATTCCTCGTCCATGTACAGGCCTGCCCTGGGCGGAAGGCCGTCAGTGTTCACGCCCCACCCGATCAGCTCCATGCGAGCACCGAGTCCCTTTGTCGGGTACATTCCGTCAGGGTCAAACATGAACTGCTCGGGAGTTGGGTAGTCACCGCCTCGAAGGAACGGAGTGCTGGCCCTCATGCGACCGCTGGTGATGCGGAGCTTTCCACCTTCGTCCTTGAACTTGGACTGTCCGTTCACCGGGAGGTTGGTGACAATGCCATGAGTCGAGAACGAGGACACCCGCCAGGTGGCCGGGGCATCGCACTCGATGTCAATGGGGTAGAGGAACTCGGTGTAGTACAGCGAGCCATTGGTGGTACGCAGGGTGACGTACTCATCAGTCGGATTGATGTCGAAGACGAACCCCTTGAACATATCGAAGTCACGACCACGAGTCGGGGCTACGATGTTCGCACGCTTGATGGCATCCGCAAGCGTTGCGTTGTTGAACTGCACAGAGGTTGTCACATCACGTCCTTACTGACAGTGTCACTGTCACCTGATCCGAGCCGCCCCGGTCTGCCTTGACGATACTCACGTCTACCTTGACGTCGTGCTCGTCATCGAGTCCCTGAATGAAGCCGTCGAGATCACCGATTGTCAGGCCACCATACTGCGGGTGGTTGCTGCTGAACTTGAGCTGACGATAGCTCTCTGACTGTGCCATGTCAGGCACCCTGCAGGTCGGCGCACGCGGCAGCCGGTCCGGTGACCCACTTCTGAAGTCGTCGCTCCAGGTCGATCGAGTGCATCAGGTCCTCGAGCGCACGGTGATTCGGCTTGTCAGCCGGGCTGACGTACTTCGTGGGGTCTTTGTCGATCTTCTTCCACAGCTCGGGCTGGGTTGCCTTGAGACGCTCCATGTCCGAGCTCGAGTCGACGACCCGGTAGTGGAAGTAGTCGTTGAGGGTGGGCATCTTCTGCTCGAGAAACTTGCGGTCGAAGTGAACCGAGCTACCCCACACCGGCAGGCCCTTGACCTGGAACCCGCTGATGGAATCGAGGATGCGCTTCTCGATGTCCTCGTACTCGCGAGGTGGTGTGTTGTTCTCCATGTACCCGCGCAGCCGGGGGAACAGTCCGTTCTTGTTGTGCATCTCGCGAACCGGCTTGACGAACGAATCGTCGTGCAGGCGCAGCACGATCTGCGGGGTGAAGAGAATGCCCGTCAGCTCCTTGCCCGGAACCGGCGTCCAGGTCTGGGTATCCACCACCACGATGGCGAACTCGATGATCTCCTCGGTGACCGGGTTCAGTCCCGTGGTCTCGAGGTCGATGAATACTGCGTTGCTCATTGGTTCTCCTTCTCCCTGCTGATGATGTAGTCGTGCACGTCCTGACGTGGGATCAGGTAACCCCTGCCCGGACGATGAGCGTTCGGGAACTTGCCGGCCTTGATCAGCTCCCTCACGTGCCCCGGAGTCACCATGAGTATCTCCGCCACCTGGTCGGTGCGCAGTAGATCTTCTTGCGGCACGGTCCTCACGGTCACTCCTTTCGTAATAACTGTCTATCAAGGCAGATTCCTTGATGTCGGCCTCAGCAAGGACTTCTACTTGATTGGTACAGTCCTCGCATATGTATCGTTTTCTTTTTTGAGATGGCGCGTTCCGATAGTGTCGATCGTATTCGATCCAGTATGTCATCTCGAACTTACCGCTGACATACTCCACCAGAACCGGGGTTATCTCTGCGTACCGATCACGCGGAAACTTGCAACCCCTGCGTCTCCACGCGCAGCCTGTAGCCTTCATCCCCCCAGATGCACACGCTGCATGATGGCGTTGAGGTCGCCCATCAGTCCGTCGACCACCTTGATAGTAGCCTTGCGAATCTCGTATTCCTCCATGGCCTTCTCGATCTTGACCTTCGACCCGCTGTTCCTGGAAGCGTCGCGCATGTCGGCCTCGGCGAGGGACAGCTGCGCCCGGCTGTCCACTGCCAGGTCGATGAGTCGCTGCTCGAAGAGATCGAGCACCCGCTTGTTGCGGTCCTCGAACAACTTACCTACGTTCATCAGTGCGGTTCGGATCATAGCGTGCCCTCCAGTGCGTCGTTGAGCTTCTCCATGAAGCTCGAGTCCACGGAACCCTTGGCCCCGTTGCGGATGATGGTGTCGAACGAGAACTCTTTGTCTTTGATGATCTGTTCGACACGATACTCCGCCGAGTTGCGGACCATGTAGTCGAACACCTGGATCGAAGAGTGGTGCTCCGATCCGACGCGGCGCATACGTCCCACACACTGGTCATTCAAGCCGGGGCTGAACTCCTTGCCGATAAACTGCCCGTGATTTGCGGCAGTCATATTGAGTCCCACACCCATAGCCTTGATGATCCCGATGATGACGCCTGGCTCTTTGTCTGCCGTCCAGTCCTTCACCACCTGCTGGCGCTTGTCCTTGTTGATCTTCCCATGAATCTGGTAGACCGGAGTGCCAGGGCGAGCCTCCTCGAGGCGACGCATGTATGCCTTGATTATCGGCATGAACTGGGTGAACACAATGAGCTTGTGCCCATTGTCCAGTATCTCGCACGCGTCCTCGATGGCGAGGTCTAGCTTCGGTGACTCGTCCCAGTCAGGCAGCAGCGTGCATGTTGAGGCACAGATCTGCCGCAGCCGTAGCTGCCTCACCATCGGCCACTCCAGCGCCTCGTCCTGTTCGTCAGTGAACGAGGGCACGTACTTCTGTAGCTTGTGTTCGGTCGCCAGGTAGTTGTACATCTCACGAGGCTTGTCCACCAGGGACACCATGCGCTTGATGACCTGGACCTCAGGCAGGTCGATGACGTTGTCGATCTCACGACGCAGCATAACCTGCGACAGGCGAGCGGTGAGCTGTCGCTCGTTCTTGACCGCAGTCACCTGCTTGCCGTTGAATCCACCGAGCACACAGTACTTCGCCTTGAAGCCTGCGAACGTGCCCCATTGTCCCGGCGTCACCCAGTCGAGCAGGGTCCACAGGTCGTCGACCTGGTTGGTCATCGGCGTCCCGCTCATGGCGAGGCGACGACCGGCAGCCAACTGACTGATGTCCTTATATGCGTTGGTCTCACGGTTCTTGATGATGTGCGCTTCGTCGGCCACGAGGTAGTCGATGCCCATCGAGTTGAGCTGCTGAATGTGGTACGACAGCGCCTCGTAGTTGATGACCAGAATCTTGTGGTTGTCGATGCGCTTGAACTCTTCAATCTGCTTGAAGCGATCAACCAGGTCACCAGTCACCACGCAGTACTCTAGCTTGGTGAACTTGGTGATCTCGTCTGCCCAGTTCATGCGCAAGGAGGCGGGCACCACAGCCACCATGAGGCACCGCTTCTGTGGGTCCTTCTTGACCGACGACCAGATGTGCATACCAAAGGTGAACAGCGCCTGGATAGTCTTGCCGAGACCCATCTCGTCGCCGAGGATGGCACCCTTCTTGTTCTTCAGCCAGCGCACGCCCTCGTCCTGGTAGGGCTTCAGCTCAACCTCAGGACGAATCCAGTAGTCGAGTGAACCCCTACTGCGAGGGCCCTGCGTACCCGAGAGCGTGTTCAGTTTTTTCGCTGAACCGGCGCTCAAGGGTGCTGACGAAGGGCGTTCGTTCACCGTTGTCACTGAGGATCTCCCACTTGATTGGTACTGTTTCACCGAGATCGTTGGTGCCTTCGATGAACTCAATTCGACAGTCAGGGAAGTGGCGCTCGACCCAAGCGATGTAATCGAGTGCGTCACTGACTGTTCGGGGGACTGAAGTGTTCCAGACTTCGGACAGACCTGCCTCACGGTAGCGGTAGGCCTTGTAGGTACGGTGTACGTCCTCTTCTTTCGGAACAAACTTCACCCCCACTTCATCTTGTTCTGGCATCCCTTGCACCCCCCGTCGCGGTCAATGTGCTCCCGCATGTCTGCGACAGAGGCGTAAGGCTTGCCGCATTTGCTGCACATCAACGGTTGCTTGCCGATCTTTATTCCGACCACGCCGTGATTGAAGTTGTAGGTCTCGGTCTCCTGCGTAGGCGGGACCGACTTCAGCTTCGGCTGCGGTTCGGGAAGGTCGGCGATGTCGCTCTCGAAGAACTCTCCCTCGAGAGGACCAGCATACTTGATGTCCTCGACCTCCACCTCCGGTTCATCTTCGGGCAGCTCGTCGATCGCCTTGCTGATCTTCTCGAAGACGTGATCGCCGGGCTTCTCATCGTCGCCGCCCAGGCCGAGGGCCGCTTCGTAGGTCTGCCCGTCCACCATGCGGCCGCGCCGGTAGACTCGCGCGCCGACGATGATGCCCTGGAGTTTGAAGGCGTATGCGGTCTGTCCAAGCTCGCCGATCAGGTCGTGCAGGAAATCCATCTGGTCGTTGGTGAGCTCGTCGATGAAGGAGCTGAACGCGGCGAGGTCAGCGTTGTGGCTCTCTTCCTTCTGACGAGATGCCTCTTCGTACTGCTTCTGCTGGAAGCGCTGGAACTCCACAGCCTGGCGGAACTCTTCGGGAATGTCATTGTCGGACATGCGTTTATCCTTCCTGTAGGCACTATAGTAAGGGGACCGCACCACAGCGCGGTCCCCTTACTATCCTTACCCTAGTGATCAGCGGGTGATTGGCACCCTAGCGGGGAAGCCTGATCAGAAGGGAGGTTCTTCGTCCTCGTCGATCTGCACCGTGCCTGCGGCGGGTGCCGTGTTCGAGAGGGGCTTGACTTTGCCCTTGGTCGAGATGACCTGCTCCTCGGCGGGGGCGGGCGGCGGTGTCGGCGGAGTCGGCTCGGGCGTCGGCTCCGGCTGCACCCGCGTCTGCGCCTGTGGCGGTGCAGGTTGTGCGGGCTGCGGAGTTGGAGTCGGTTCCGGCTTGGGCTCGTCCGGCACCACGTCAGCGTCGATGACGTTGCCCTCGATGTCGCCGTCGGGCACGGTTGCCGCAGCCTTGGCGGCTGCTGCCTCCTTGTCGTCGTCATCCCTCGGCATCGGGTACTGCAGCAGGAATCCCTGCGCCGACTTGAAGGAATCGAAGTAGTCCTGGTAGGACTCGGGATTGGTCTTGGCAACCTTGGTGAAGATCGGCGTGCAGAACTTCACCATGCCACGCTTGTTCACGTCGAGCGTGAGCTTGGTTGCGACCGTGAAGATCGGGGTCTTCTTGGAGGCGAACGGCGTGACGTACTGGCGAGCCGGCTTGATGCCCGACCGCCGGATGGTGAACAGTGCGGGCACCCAGACCTCGGGGTCCTCCGGGTCCTGGTACAGAAGGGGGAAGGTCCACTCCTCGGAGCACCACGGCTTCTTGCCCGACGGGTCGGTGTTCCACTCCTTGAAGTGGCAGTCCTTGCATCCGATGCTGGGCATCGTGAGCAGATTCTGTTCCGGTCCGACGAACAGCGGTGATGCATCCGCCGGTGAGTACACGTCCTGCGCTTCCCATGGGAACTGCTTGCTCGTGGGGAGCTCGGTGTCCATGTTCGGGAAGCCGTTGCGCATGTCCGGCGACTTGCAGAGCGGCGGGTCCTGATCGTCGCCGTCGCTCATCTCGCCCCACATGATGCGGGACTTGTGCAGACCGAGGAGGATCACGGTGAGCTCGTTGAACAGCTCGTCGGTCTGACTGTTCTTGAATGCCGCCTCGGGATGGTCGATCGAGAGGCGGGGCATCGTCAGGTCATTGGTATCGAAGTCCTCGAGACCGGTCTCCAGACCGTCCCAAGCGACGACATCGGTACCCGTCGTCTGACTGGGCTGCAAAGAAGTCATGTAGGTAGACTCGTTTCTTGTTGTCTTGCAGTTTCATCGGTTCGCTGTTTTGTTACCGGTATTCCTACCGATCTCTATACATTACTACATATCGGGATCGTTGTCAACCGAAACTTTGCGGACGTTTACTCGCCATCAATCGCGCGTTGCGCTGCTCGGTATACCTTATCCCCTTCCCCTTCAACCAGATCTTGAAGTCCGTTTCTGCTACACGCCAGATGGGCTTCTCTTCCGGTGCGGATATGTTGACGACCCTGAGCCTGTGCTTCAGTGACCCAGTGGATCGGCCGGCAAAGTACAGGACACGTTCCTCGAGGTACGACCGAGAACAGTCCAGCATCAGGGCCACCTGCTGAACCGTGTAGAAGAACTCCCGCGCAGGGAAGTGCACCTCGGAGGTCATGATGTCCTCTTGGAACGAGTTCATCGGGTGATCGCGGACTGGTCGGCGGTACGGATCGGAGTCCAATTGCGACTGCGCACCTCATCCATGATGCCACCGCTGCGCGTGACACCGAACATGAGTGCATTGCAGTACGCCTTGATCTGCTCGGCCACCCAGGGGTTGACCATCAGTGCGTATGCACCATGCCCGGTCTCGCGGAGGCCCTTGTTGTGGATGTGATGAAGCTCGGTCATCATGTCGATGATCTCGACGGGCGCACCGTGCGCAACAGAGTGACTCTCGAAGCGGACGTACACGTACTTGCAGTCACCGAAGGTTTCGGTACCGCTCCAGACCACATTGTCGGGCGGCTGGGGAATGGTGAGACTCATTGGTTACCTCCTATGAAATGTGCTTGACGGCGTTCGAGGGTGTGGATGTGAAGGCGATGGACTTGTCGCGCGGGGTTGCACCAATCAGCCACTGGAAAGATTCGTTGGTGCCGGGGAACAACGTGTTGATAGACTCGACAGCTTGTACTGCGCTGTCAAACGAGCCCATCGACTCGGCCTGGCCGTTGCCCATCTTGTCGGTGATTCGCCAGTACCAGCGGTGAGCTGTCGGTCGGTTGTATGTACCGCCTCGCTCAATCCGTATCCGTCTCATCTGCCAGTTCTCTTCCTCTTGGCCCGCGCCTTGCGCTTCTTCTTGTAGAAACGCTCGGCACGCTTCTCGGTCTTGCGGTCCTCCTTCTCGATCTTCTTGATGTACTCGTCGTAGTCACCTTCGAAGGTCATGTCATCCTCTCTTTGCGCGCCTACGCAAGGCCTCGAGCCCGTCGCGCATACCCTCGACCGTGAGGTGCTGAAAGTACAAGGGCTTGCGGTGAATCTTGGCGTACCCGATCCGCTCCCAGCGATTGAACACTGCACCGATAGCTCCGGTACTCGGCGGGTTCTCGTGGTCGATGAGCTCGGCGATGACTTGCGGTGTCATGAGCTCATCGAACTCGCCCATCATGGCACGGTGACAGACCTGCTGGACCTCGGCTTCGAGCTGCCCGCGCTGCCGTTGGCCGGTCGGCGTGCCGGTGTAGACGGGTGCCAATTCCAGTAGGCCAGGAGCCGATTCGCTCGGACGTTCGCGGGGCACGCGGGCATCGACACCCACCGACAATGAAGCGCCCTCGAGTTCGACTGTGGGAGTCAGGTATTCCGACAGGTCGGGGTACTGATACGGCACGTAGTTGGGGTTCTGATGAACCCTTCGCTCCGTGTTCGCCATCTTGTACATGCGATCGAACTTGGTGTGGCAGCTGCACTCACATATCTCATGCATGGTGCACACCTTCATCGGCTTGCCCGAAGGGCTGACCGGAGCGGTTCCCTCGCAGCTTCCGATGTCACAGAAACCTGTCTTATACATGATGCCTCCTCTCATTCGTCCTCGGGGGAGTCCGCGAAGCTCGTGTCCTCGTCGAGGTCTTGTGCAATGGTTGTTGGTGGGACAAAGGGTACATGCACCTTCGTTACCACGCTTGCGTGTGGCCCCTCCCACGTGTCCCTGAGTACCGGGTTGGTTACCCAGCGCTCACCCTCTCGCTTCCACAGGACGGCGGGGTCTCGGAAGGATCGTGAGTAGTCAGCCTCCCCCGACTCCATAGCCTGTGCCGCGTGTGCATCACGCAGTGCGCAGGTATGATATGCCTCGGCAAAGGCGATGTCGAACGCACCCTTCAGTGCGGTGAGCTCGTCCACCCTCAGATTGGTCAGCTCGAGGGTGGTGCGCCCGAACTGATTGACGAGATCGAGGTTCACGTCACCACCAGGCTCAACCCCCTTGGGCTCGGGGAGCAATCGAACGATCACCTGGGTGGTGAATACCTTTACCCAGGCACGCCGACCCTCGCCGAACACGCCAGGTGCAACGCCCTTCTTCTTAAGCGTCTCGGCTTTCTTTTTCCCTGGCCCTCGCTGCGGCAGCGGCATTACGCATCCTCTCTGTCCTCGAGATGTCTTTCGGGTAGTTGTAGTCAGGGTCCTGACCGAGGCAGGACTCGCACAACCAGTCGACCACCCTCGACCTGAACACGGTGGTTGCGTTGCCGATGCCCGCAAACAGAACCTTCTTGCTCGAGAGCTGATCCCTCGGTAGGTCCTTGCCGCAACGGGTGCAGGCATACATTGGCTCTGGCATTGTCTCTCTTTCTTAGAAGGGCGCTGGAACTGAATCAGGGAAGTTCGGAGCTTTTGATTCGATACAGGTTCGGCATTTGCCTAGAGTCGCTAACAGTGCGCGGTCACTACTGCCCGGATCGAGTGCGGAGTAGCTGACATTGCATTGATCGCAGTCATAGTCGAAACCTATGCCCAGGTCTACCACTCCATCCAGGGCGGCCATGTACCCCTCAATGAGGACTCCAAGAGTAGGGATGTAGTCGAGTGGGAACTCGCCGATGTTAAGCGTGATCGTATCGACCACCCTGATTGGAGCCGAGGGTGGGGTGGGGTCGAGGAAGTATGGTCGACACAGGGCTACCAGCTTGACCATGTTAGTCTCGCTATCTTCCAGCGCACGGAATCGTGCATACCCAGTGATAAGGCTGTGGTTAGGGTCAAAGACCTGGGCGATCGGCATGTCAAAGAAGCACTGGCTTCGCAGCATACCGTAGATTGCAACTTCGGTCACAGCCTCGAAGTGACTACCCGCGTCGGTGATGCTACAGAAAAACACCGGCACCCTGGCCGCAGCTCCGTACGCTCTGGGGTACATGTCGGTGATGAACTCTTTATTAACAGCAGTCGACATCACCCGCTCCATTGCCATGCGAGTCACTGGAGCTCCGGATTTTGACTCTAGTATCAGAGCTGCGTCCGAGACTCCAGCGGGCTGGCGGTTGCGAATAATCGGCGAGCCTCCATGCGAAGGCTTTGCTACAACGAGGTCTCGAGTATAGTACTTGGACCAGGCCAGCATGATTGCTCGCAGATCACCAACGTTAGGTGCATAAGCGTTGTGCTCAGACACATCGTAGAGGGGTTCCTCAAGTCTGGCTAGCGCCTTCCTCAGGCCATTGATTGACATGATCGTCTCCTCCTTCAATGTGTCTGCTTGCGAGGGCTCCGGACAGGGGAGGATCAAGGACATCTGCGTATAGCTTCCGTTGGGACTCGTCCAGTAACCCTGCCATATCGAACGACTGTATTGCTCGATGCTCTTCAATGGGTCGAGTCCCCAGGCGACGCTTCCGTCGCTTAGCTTTAGCTCCGCTACCGTTCCCGGAAGAGCTCCAGAGGGAGGACCCATCACTTGCGGCGCTCGCTCCCACGTCTCCCGGTTGAACCACCCCGACTTGCGGTTCTTGCGGGGCTTCTTTGTTTGCTTCCGCCCCTCTATCAGCCGCTGTCTTTCCTGCCGTCTTTGCTGTTCGCTTTCGCGGAGCTGCTTTCCGCTGCCGAATTGCCACAGCCCCTTCGCACTCACAGGGTGCCGCCTCGCAAAACATGCACAGCTCTGGTCCCTTCTTCCCCATTACTCCACCGGCTTGATGAGTGCTACGTTCTTCCCGTCCATGCGCTTGATGTCGCCGGTTGGTTCGTACAGCTTCCCCTCCTGTGGGTGGAACAGGTACACCGACTCGGTACCCGAACGATGCTTGCAGGCGAGCTTGACCAGCCCTTCCTTGAAGTCGAACAGTCTCATACCGGACCTCCCATCTGCATGGTGTGGTACCCCGCAGCGTAGCCGGCCAGTCCTACGGCCTCGGCGTGGGTGCCGCCGATCAGCGTTGATCGGTATTGCTCTTTCGTATCGAACGGCGACGACAGACGCAACGAGATCACCATGCTGGCAATCACATGGGAATCATCGGCAGCGTCCGCTGCCACGAGGTAAGCGTGCACAGCCTCTTGCACCCTGCGTTCGTGCTCTTCCAGGTTACTCAATGGTATGGCCTCCTTCAGTTGATAAGTGAATGGTACCATACGCGGTACTAGTTGTCAAATCCTAGAGCTTGCTGATCTCGTGGTCGTACTGTTCCTGCGAGATCTTCAGCATTCCCATGATAGGACCAGCCGGAATCCCCTTGCCATGCATGTTAATCAGGTGCTGGCGCTCGTCATCGTTGAGCGCCTTGAACTTGCCGGTCTTGGGATCGGACGCAGGCGAGGACGCCTTGGGCTGAGGTCGTGCCGACTTGATCTCCCTGGACGGAGGAGGCATCGGGTTGTACCCCTGACACCCTGGTGTGTCCATGAAGTCGATCTGTCCGGTGTTCATGTGGTACCGCTTGAGTGCCCACTTGCTCACGGCTGCAACGTCCGCGAAGTGGGGAACACTCATCAACTGAATACAGGTTGCAAGGCCGATTGCCTGACCCTGCAGCTTGAAGTAACCCTCGAGTTCGTCGGGAGTCATCTCGTCATTCTTGAACCGGGGTCGCTGTTCCAGGATTCCCTTGGTCACACGGTCCAGCTCATCCCACATCTTCTCCAAGATGCTTGGTCCCTTTGGCACTAGCCTTCCCTCCTCGCCGAACCCGTACGCTATTCCAAGGTACGGGCACTGATCTGTGTCGTGGTGATGACGCTTCTCTGTGCGAGCGCCTTCCTTGCTGCGGTGGTAGGTCATCCACCGACAACCAGGCGCACCACACTCGAACGTCCAGTCGAGGTGGTGCTCATGGTCTGGCTGGTTCAGTGTCGGATATATCTCCGGCCAGGTGGGGTATGTCACTGTCCTCCTAGAGCATCGCGTCGATGATTTCTTCCTCTTCCGGCGTGACGGGGACGCTCAGGTCACCCCAGTATTCGGAGTGACTGAGCATCGCCACGTCTAGCTCGAACTCTGGATCATACGGCCCGTAGTAATAGTCAGGGCCGAACATCAGATGCAGTAGGTGAAGGCACCACTCGAGCCGCCGATGTCGGACGACTCGCTGACCATCTGCCCGTTGCGGTAGATCGCGCAGTAGATCTTGCCCGGCTTGAAGGACTCGATACTCGCCGACAGTCCGGCGATGCCGTACTCGGGGTACACGGTGTAGTCCCAGGTAGCACACTTCCAGCCGGGGATCGAGGTGTTGCCGATGATGTCCACGTGATCGGTCTCGTCGTTGCCGTACTGGTTCGTGCGCTCGAGGACGACCGGGTTGGTGCGCGCCTCGGTACAGGTGACGAGTCGGATGCTGTCCCACTCGTCGGCGATGACGGCACCTGCGGGTGCCGGGACCAGCGATGCACCGGCGATGACGCCGACGACTGCAGCTCCGGCGATCAGGTGGGACTTCATGTTCTTCAGGACGCTCATATTGATTCTCACTTTCGTTTGTTGTTGACGAACCTCTGCAACAAGTTGATCATCTCGCGCGCCTTCCGAGCATCGGTGATCTCCTCGGCGCAGTCGTTGCCCGCTAACCATAGCGTCAGCGAACCGTTTGACTCCTCGCCGAGTGTCAATTGGTGATCGCTCATGGCGTCACCAATTGACACTCGGCCAACTAGGCGTCCGATGATCAGTCCTCGGCCGGAACTTCAGGCTCGGTCGGCTCGGCCGGCTTGTCGAAGTAGTCCGGGCGCTCGTAGCTGTAGTCCGGGCCGGTGCGGGGCAGGTCGCCCATGCTGATCGGGTCGGTGTTCGCACCTCCGCCGATCTGATCGCCGTTGGTCGAGACGATCGGCGGCGGGCAGGGTGCCGGGCCGGTCGGCGTCGAGATCGTGCAGGCGAGGGTGACGTTCGCGGGGGCGGGCGTCGGGCTGGCGATTGCGGCTGCCGGTGCTCCGAGTGCGAGTGCGAATGCCGAGGTGATTGCGATCTTGCGGAAGATGTTCATGTGTGTTGCTCCTTTGTTCTGTGTTGTGAGGTCGAACTAGTACTACTAGAGGTTCGGAATAAGCCCGAGCCGTGATCCATACGGCTCGGGCTATCCGACAGCCTTTCAGCTGACCGACCAACCCCTCATTGACAGGGTGCGTTACTTCCCAAGGCTGGTTACGCCTGACCACTGTCCCCCGAGTTTACCAATTGGGAGTGACTCGCGGGCTCGGGGTCAGTCTTGGGCCGGCTCTTCCTTGCCCTTGTCCTCGCCCTTGTTGGCGGGCGGGTCGGCGTGGAAGTGCGACAGCGGGGTGTGGTCGATCCCGTCGTGGAAGCTGAGCGCCTGCTCCGGGGACATCGCATTGATGTCTGCGAGAGCGTAGCCATGGCGGTCCACGAGGTGACGCTTCACCGAGTCGAGGTTGACGATGTTGAGGCGGCGAGCCTTCATGTCGGCCTCGGACTCCGGCGCGATGCGAATGTCCTTGATCTGATCGGCGGGCACCAGTGTCAGGGACGAGCGTCCCTTCTCCTTGAAGGCGATGGCCTGCGGCGAGGCAGAGGCGACGGTGCCGGTGACGTAGTCCTCGGCTTCGGTGGTGAGAAGTTCGACACGCTTGTCCGCGTAATCGGTGAGCGCGAGCTCGGTTGCTGCGGTCATGATGTCCTCCTATGTAGCGTTTCCGGTGGTCAGGGCGGGTGTCCGCCGTACCCGTTAATAGTACCACGGGCACGGCGGAATCCGCAACCCCGAAAACCCCGCAACTTTCGGGGGACGGAACTCTACCCGGCGCGCAGGACCTCGAGAGTCTTGAGGCCTTCGAGCCCCATGAACTTCACGAGCTCGGACCAGGGCATCGGGGCGATCGCCCTCTTGCCGACAGTGACGTACCACATCAGGCGCACGCCGAGGATGTCGCAGTCCGGGTGCTCGGTACTGCGCCTCACGTACTCCTCGGGAATGCCGATGGAAACGTACTCGTACGACTTCGCGCTCGCGTCCCTGGTGTAGCGCTTCTTGAAGGCGACGACCGGACTCGCGCCCTCGGCGGTGGGCTTCGGCTCCCGGTGCAGCATCTCCCGAGTCAGCGCCTCCTGTGCCAGCTCGGCGGCGCGCTGATGCTCCTCGACCCGAGCCTCGGCATAGCGGAGGGACTCGAGCGACGACGCCAGCAGGTTGGCGAGCTGTCCGACACTCATGCCGTCGCCGGTGGTGTTCATGCCCAACTCGGGAACCGAGGTCTCGACACGCTCGCCCTGGCTGGAGTGCTTCGCCCGACACTTCGCTCGCTCGTGCGAGGTTGCGGGATGCGCGCAGTACTTGTGACTCATGCGCTTCTTCTTGTTCGCCATTCGTTACCTCCTCGTTCGTTCGGCCTGGAGTCTGATCTTCAGTCCCAGGTACTGCTCGGCAGGTACTTCCTCATACTTGCCGGTGTCCTCGTTCTTCTTCTCGATGGTCGTGAAGATGTACCGATTATCTATCTCGATCATCGCTCGCACAGCGTCCTCAAGCTCCGGCCAGGTCTGGGGTGTGACCAGCTTGTAGGGCGTGTGGAGTATGGCGCAGCGGTACATCAGAGGTCCCGATCCAACGAGTCGATGTAGTCGGCGGCGATGAAGCACTGGGGTGTGATTCTTCGCATGGCTGCGGTCAGCACCGCCACGACATCGCGCGCCTTCATGTTCACGCGCACATCAGACCCGTCGATCATGCGAATGAGGGCGCTCGATCCATCACCAGCCGACTGAACCATCACAGTCTTGTCGAGGGATACGAACACGTAGTCGCTGGACTCGCGTTCCTTTGTGCCCAAGCTGGGCTGACCCAACCTGGTCGACTGCCACAGCTCGAACTGCACGAAGTGATTATGCATTACTTACCTCCCTTCATACTTCATACGGCGGGATGGGCGGGTGATCCGGCGGGTCAGTGTGTGGACCCTCGCCTGGCGGATCAGGCACGATGGTCACCCCACCTCGGTTGCCGACCTCTGCGGTCATGGCGTCCATGATCTCGCGAGTACGCTTGAGGCGCTCCTCGTTGTCCTCGAGCTTGGCGATGCTGTTGAGCGCACTGGCACCCAGTGAGATGAACTCATCCTGTCGGATGGTCCGCTTGCTGGTGAAGAACTCAACCCGGAACTCTTCTTCGTCGTCATCTTCCAGCTCGAAATTGATACGCATTAGGTGTCCTCGATTCGTCTTGTCTGGTTGCGGTACTCGGGTGGCGGTAGCAGGCGCTCGTCGGTAGGATCGAAGTTCCGTGGACGCCAGGGCTTTATGCCTGGCCCAGTGATCGGCCCGTTGATCGGGTAGCTCCCGACCACTGCTGCTTTCTTTCTCTGCTTGGCCAGTATCCTTCGGCCTCGCTTGTTCCTACCTTGCTCGGTGTTCGTGCGGCGAAGCCACTGTTCCTCGGTCTCGTCATACCAGCGCCCTATTTCCTTTGGCCCCACCCAGATGGTGCGCTCGGGGAGTCGGTGGCCCCGCCTCCTGTTGCACAGCATGTGCGTTGGCCTCAAGTTTGACTTGCTGTCCGTGCCGCCGAGAAACTTTGGTATATAGTGATCCGCGTTGAAGTACCAGTATCCGGTAGTAAGAGTGTAGTCGATCTCCTCTCCACATATCCAGCACGGCGGCTGGAGCAAGCGACACTCGCGCTTGAAGCTCATGATGGGTCGGAGTTCGGTCATCCGAAACCGCCGGACTCCATCACCTTCAACCGCACCTTGCCACGCTGCGCACGGTCGAGCCCACCCTTGACGTGGTAACCCTTGGGGTAGGTGTATGTGCGTCTCGTGATGAAGCCCGTCCGACGCTCGACCAGCGCACGTCGGCGAAGCCCACACCGCAGGCACCCGAGTGTTTCCCAGTACCCTTCGGCACTGAAGATGATGTCACCCACTGCATCCCAAGCGTGGCCGTAGGTGCGGCAGCGTGCGTGATCATCGTCGAGTGTGACCTTACCTATCTTCATGCATCACCTCCATTGCTTTGAGGGCTCATCCCACACCTTGACGCCCGACTCTGGATACTCCAGGTACGTGTCGAGCCTTTCGTGGTAGTCGTACTCGGCGGTTACCACTTGCCCCTGGTTGAGTACCACCAAGCCAGCGTTGCCGTGAGGGGTGGGCGGGAACAGGTGGGCGATGCGCAGCTCTCCGATCTCGCAGCTGTCTACATCGGCTCCGTCGAGAACGATCTCGTAATCGTCGGGCACGTCGGCAAGCGCGGCCTTCATCTCGCCAACCGAGGCGGACCACTTGTTGGACCACTTCATGTTCTCGGGATCATCGCCCACAGGTTCGGGCATGAACATTCCCATCTCAGTCCTCCTTGTACTTGACGTCCGCGTTGAAGAAGCCGTTGCCCAACCCGCTCACATACGCAGACCAGGCGTCGACCTGTTGACCACCTCGGTGGTACACCATGCCAGCACTGCGTGCGTAGTTCTCGATCGTTGAGATGGCACGGAACTTCTCCATGTTGCAGTACCCACACCCACCTTCGAGGCAGGTTGCATCTGGGGTGGGCCAGCAGATACGACGTGCAATAACCTCGGACATTAGTTCTCCTCGTCTAGTGGCTTGAGTCCACCGAGTGCTAGCCTCAGCTTCTCGGGTGTGACACCCTCGGGTGATTCGAGCATCTTCATGTATACATCTGGATACATCTGGTATAGACGCTCGTGCATAGCCACCTCGTCCAGGCTCTCAACCTCCCACTTGCTTTCGGGGTCGGGATTGAGGCCGGCTAGTGCCCATCGAACCTTCGCTGGATCGAGACCCTCGGGTGACTCAAGCAGCTTCATGTACGAGATGGGGTCTAAGTTCCACAGCCTGACCTGGTTGGCTATCTCTTTCTCGGAGTACTGGGTACCGAGGGGGCGCGGCAGGGGCTTGGGCTTGTGGGCAATGAACACTTTCCATGCCACGGTGGCAAAGAATACCATGATCCACAGTGGAACTATGACGTACCATTCAAGTACCATCGCTACCCCCTGACTGTGGTGATCTGCTCCACCTTGAATCCCGAGTGTCGGGAGATTACTCCATACACCCAGCGAACAGCGCCGTCATTGCCGCCACCCGGATCGGCAGCGAAGCGATAGATGCTGCCGATACCTCGAGCGATACCTGCTGACACGCTCAGAATCACATCACAGTCCCACCCTCCCGATGGGTTCTCAATGATCCTCGCCGTGTAGTTGCCGATCTCCAGAACGTACATTCTCTCGGTCTGGTTGACCGACTGATTGACAGCCTGCCACTCGCCCTGCACACTGAGTACTACCTTGGTGCTCATGGTTGATCCCCTCTCTACTTCAATCGCTTGCCGAGGTGCTGCACTACCTTGCGGTAGTCCTCTGGTCCGTCCACCTGGCAGGTGTCGAAGCCATGGTCACGAGGGGAGTCGACCCCCATCCCTACTGCCATCAGTGTGATGTTGTTCTTCCTGCAGTACGCGATCTCGGACTTGAGTACCCGGAGCTCTTCGGTGTAGTTCGAGGCAGGCATCGCTCCGTCTGTGTAGTACATGAGAATGTGATCGGTTGCACGCATGGACTCGAGACGCTTGCGGTAGAACTGCAGTGTGTGTCCATCCAGGTTGCCCGACGACGAGTCGATACGTCGCAGCGTGTCCCTGGTCTTGTCGCCCCAGGGCGTACCCGCTTCCTTAATCATGTACAGGGCGGGCCGATCCTGGTAGTCACCACCCTTCTGTGTGTACTCCGACGTGTGTGCCCACACCTCGAACTGGATACCGAGCCGGTGCAGTACATCAGCCATTGCCATGACTGCAAACTTCTCTTCGAAGAGTGTCTCGCCTGACGTTGATCCCGAGATGTCCATGCCGATGACCACTGCATAGTCCTTCTTGTCAGGCCGTACACGCTTGGCGAACAGCCTGTCATCACCGAAGGGCACACGCTTGGCGAGCGTCCGACCCGACACCCGACCGCTGCGCTGGTTGCGGATGCGCTGGGAGCGGGAGTTGTCACCGAAAGCAACACGAGCCTGCGTCAGCGCGGGTGCGAGGTTGCGCTCGTCGGACTTGAATAGGTACGCTGCGATGTTACTGCTGCGCCCGTATCCACCGTATGCAGCGCCCTGCAGGGGTGCGTAGATGATCGGAGCCCCGACGTTCTCGGGCACGTGGTCGAGATTCTTGAGTGCCTCGAGTGCATCACGAATGTCCTCGGGACGCAGGCCCTGGTTGTTGCCACCAGAACTGTTGGACGAGCCTCCGATGCCACCTGCACCGGTGCTCTCGAAGTCATCGTCAGCTTCGTCCGGTCCCTTCATCTGGATACCGTGCCCGAACATCGCCTTCAGTAGCTCCTGAATAGCCTTGAGCAGCTCCATCAGCTCCTCATCTTCCTCAGGCTTGGCGAGGTACCCAGCCTTGCGGAACACCGACAGCGCATTGGCTGCTAGCGCGAAGGTCTCGACCGAGTCGATAGCCTCGAGCGATGACTCGACAATGCTGCGAACAGACTTGGTGCCGACGAGTTCGAGCAGGTCCTCCTGGAAGTAACCGTCGAGCTCGTCCACCGTGAACCGTGACGAGAACAGGTATGCCATGCACAGCTGCATGTCATCTTCCATGTCGATGTACTTGACCGTGTCGCCCTCGATCTTATCGACACCGTTGATCAGGTAGCTCATCGACACTGCATCGAACACTTCCTGCTCGGCCGGATCGAAGTTCATCCGGGCTGCATCACAGCGCATGTCCTCGCCGATCAGCATGAGCATACTCAACCAAGGATCACGAGCCGAGTTGACTGCGGCAACCATCGTCGTCGCACTGTAGATAGCGTTACCGATCGCACTGACTGTGTCGGTGTCGAGGTCATGAGTGTACCCCTTGCGCCCCATGACAGCGTCGTGTGCTCGAATGACATCGAACTTGTCGAACGAGCCGTGCACAATGTGACCGATCTCGTGATTGAGAATCTCCATCACCTCGGCCTGGGTGGCACACGCTGGGCATACAGACATGCCGTCTGCCTTCGTGTTACACATACCGTTGTGTCGCTGAGGTAGACCCAGCTTGAGCGGCGGCTCCACCCAGATGGTCTTGCCGTCAGTCAGGCTGTTCGGTCCGGCCTTGAGTATCAGCGCCGGGTTGCCCGACACCTTGCGTGCGTGGCTGCGCAGCGCCGGGATCATGCGCTGGAACTTACGAACGGCAGCCTCGGCTTGCTTCTTGCGTGCGATAGTGGCAGCGTCAGTCACATCCACACCTTACCCTTCGTGTTCTGCTCGACCACGTTGTTGACCATCGCCTTGGTCTCGGGCTCGAGGTAGTCGAGCACCGCCAGGTTGTACGCCTTCTCGATCGGGAACCAAGCGGTTGCCCGAGCGACCTTGATCTGGTTGCGGATACCCCAGGTCAGCGGCACCTCGTCGTTGTTGCTCATCTCTCGGATCGTCGCAGCGATCTTCATGATTGCGTCGAGCGTCTGCTTCGGGATGTCGTACCCGTCGAGGCTGCACCGCTCCTCGATGATCTGCCGCTCGAGTGGCTCGGGTGGCATGTCCACGAAGATGTGCATGAGACGTGATCCATCAGCGTCACCGATGACCTGCGCGCCGACGTTTCGATGATCCCAGGCAGGGTTCATTGCCATGCCGAGGAAGCAGAACTGGTTGCGCTCCACCGGCTCGCCTTCGTTGGCATCGTTGATCAGCTGCTTGCTGTTGTCAGTGAGTGGACGGATGAACTGCCACACCTCGGGCGGTCCTGTGTTCGGCTCATCGAGCACCACCACGTTGGGCTTCTTCCAGGCGGCGACGATGCGCCCGTCTTTGAACACGGTCTCGTTGTTCTCGAAGAACATCTTGCCGGCCAGGTCGTCCTTCTCGGACTCGCCGGTGATCGAGATGCGCTCGAACGGAATTTGCATGAGCCATGCCATGTACCGGAAGAACTCCGTCTTGCCTGTGCCCGCCTTGCCATGCAGTGCCGGGGTCTCGTCGAGCTTGAACCACAGTGCGGCGACGGTGAACGTCAGCCCCATGTGGTCGATGTAAGTCTCGGGATGTTCCTGATCACCAGTCGCAGGGATCTTGGCCTGCTCCTCCGGCGAGAAGATCTCGCGCTTGAAGATGGGGATGTACACCTCGCGATCGTCCTGTGTGATGCGCCGCCACGCTCGGATGCCAGCCTGATCCTGCTTCTCGCTGACCGGCTGATCAGTCGGGTAGGTACTGGGCTCGAGTGATGTGTCCACCGAGTCCTTGTTCCACAGCTTCGGACCGACACCGCCGGGCACGTCGTGCGGGGTGAGGTACTTGGCCAGGCCCGGATCGAGTGTGATCGAGTCGAGCATTGCCTCACGGTGGGCAGTCACGTCGGTGACCTCGCCGCGCTTGGCTTCGCTGCACTGGCGTGCGATGTCAGCTGCACGCTGGTCCGGGATCAGCTTGCCGAAGAATGCACACGCTCCCATGGGAAGGCTGAACCTCTCGCCAACCGCAACGGGTGCGATGTAGAAGTAGCACGCCTTGCAGGTCTTGGCACGACCACTCGATGCGACAGGTCCCTTGGGTACACCGATGCCGATACTCGGAGCGATGATGACATCGCTTGTGTTCTTGCTGTGCATCTGGCACACGCTGCCGAGGGTTTCCATGCGCTCGTTGATCTGCGCCGAGGTCATCGACTGTGTGCCGATGACCAAGCCACGGGCACGGCATGTCATCATCTGAACAGGTCGGCCGTAGATGCGGGTCTGCTGTGCAGTGTCCTGCATTTCCACGAGGTGTGGGCATGTGCCACAGGTCTTCGACATATGTGGTGCACTCCTTACGGTAGTGAGATTGTGTTGGTAAGTTTCACGGTCGTGATACTACCATAGTTTGACAGCTATTGTCAAATGGTTTCTTGTTCGCGGTTGCGTTGCTGCTCGTAGTTGCGCTTGCGCTCGTGTCGTTCGCACATGGGCACGACTCGATGCGGGTTCACCTGCACCAGCGGGCAGCCCGTCCCAACCCTGGGGTCGTCGATGTCCATGACTTGCTCGCCGGCCTCGACAAACTTCTCGACGATCTCTCGCACGCACTCAACACACTTGCGCGAGGGGTGCACGAGCATGTAGCTGAACTTCTTCTGCGCTGCGAAGATCGGGTTGGGCACCAACTCGTACGGGTACGTGCCCTGGTAGGTGGCGAGCGTGTTGAGTATGCGCTTGACTCTACTGATCTTGACGTAGTAGTCTTGCCACACCGCCTCCCCTTCGCTCTCCACCATGCCAGCCACGGTGACCGGGAACACTGGCTCACGATCCTCGGTGTGCATCGAGCCATTGAAGATGCGCGCACACTGGGTGGTGTCCTCGTCGTCCCAGATGTCGGAGAAGATTGACTGCAACCAATGGTAGTGAGTGATGGTGTAATCTCCGACGTTCACCTCCGTGAAGGTGGGCTCGATCGGCATGTCCATCACCATGATCTCGAGACGAGCGGGCTGGCTGTAGTCACCGGACAGCGCCGGGTCATACACCTCCGCAGCCGTAACGCTGAGGCTCATCCCTGCATCGCCTCCCGTACCACGTCGACCTTCCCCTCGCGCACGAGGTGGAACCAGGTCACGTCGCGCCTCCCTGTGTCGGTCGGCACGTTGCAGGGCTTGCCCGCCCGTGCGTAGCACGCCTCGCACTCGAAGTTCAGCGGCGTGATCTCCGTGCCGTCGGGCATGGTGTACTTCTTGACTGTTCTGTGCAGCGTCACTGTTCCTCCTACTTGAGACATGGGTTACCGTCCCGCTCGTATCTATCTATCTTTGAGTTAGCATCACCGATCGCAACCCAGGCGTTGTTCATCTCGTTCTGCACACTCTTCATCTGACCCTGAAGTTCCTTGATCTTGAACGGGTCTTGCGTAAAGACATTCAATTGCATGTCATCAAGCATCTGCTTCATGCGACCCTTAGCAAGGGACAACTGCCACTGACCATCGACTAGGTTGTCCACTTCCTCGAGGTACCATTTGCATTGCTCGCTTACCTTGCGTGGCACCTCCTTCTCTACCTGTTCAGTCACGTAGACTTTCATAGGCTCTTGTGGTTCGACACTCGGCTGGGTTGCACTGGAAGACTCGGCCACCCAGATGGCTCCCATCATGGATGCACCGAGTACAAATCCCAGTAGCTTCTGCTTGTTCATGCCTCAGTCTCGGGACGCAGCTCCCGGAACCCACACTCCGAAGGTGTCGTCAACGTACTCCACGATCTCGGGTCGTCGAGTGATGCACTCGGAACCGAGACGGTAGTACCGTGACTTGTCATCGGTCAGCTCCCTTCCGCAGTTCACGCACTCCTTGAAGCGCGTACCGTAACGGTCAGCGCACCCGGCCTTGTCCATCATGACCTGCACCAACAGGTCGGCGACCACCGAACCATGCACCTCGTTGCGCCCGGTCACCATGCCCGACTGGTAGAACTTCTGCAGCTCGAGCCAGTCATCGCTGGACTTGTAGCGCAGGTCACGGTATTCTTCGGGGTCACCCTTGTAACGCTTGCGTGTGGCCAGCTTGAGGAACACCGTCTGCTTACCGTCGTCAGCTGTCACCGCATACCTACCGTCAGGTATCATGCGCAGAATGTTCATGTCCAGCTTGTCGGTGACTGGTATCGGTTGTGCAGGCTGCGGCGTGCCCGATGCCACCGCACCTGTGTAGTCTCGGTCGGCCTCGTCCACGTTGCCCAGCACCTTGAGCTCGGCGATGACCTGGCTGGCTTCCAGCATGGTGCTGATCGCTGGCTCCACGCGTGCGAACTTCTCGTCACACAGCTTCTCGATGAAGTGTCGCTGCTTGGCAGTCACCGAGAACCTGCTGCGTCCATCGCTCGGATTGATCGGACCAGCGCTGACCACACGCTGTCGCACCTTGCTACTCCCACCAGGGGCGGGTGTCGGTGTGGTCAGTGTTGCAATCTTGTTGCTGACCTGATCAATCAGCGTGAGGTAGCTCGCCAGCACTGTGTTGTGTCGACGGTTCTCGGTCTCGATGTAGTCGCGCAGTTGCGCAACCTCTTTGAGGAGGTCACCATGTGGATCACTCACCGCGCACCTCCTCGATGAGTGCCGAACCGAGGACAGTACCGTCGTGGTCTGTGACGTAGAACTCACAGAAGCTGTCGGTCTCGAGGATCAGCTGGATGCTCACGTTGTCGCCGAGCTTGACCATGAGCTGGTCCTGTAGCTCACGCTTGGCTGCGCGGTATTCGTGATGGCAGTCGGTTCGGAAGAACTCCGTTGCGTTCGTACCAGCGTGCTGCCTGCATGTTGCTTTACCGATCCACGTCGGTGACACGCGGACCGCTAGAGCGTCGGGCTCCGTTGCAGCGGGCGGGCAGCGATCGGTGGTCGTCGGGTGGTTCGGTTCGATCGGGTCGGACATGTGCACTCCTTGCGGTAGTGAGGTGTGTGTAGTTGTGGTCAGTCGTGCGATGACTCGAGCGCCGCTAGACACCCGTCACACAGGTAGTTCTGCTGGTGATCGCACCAGTCAAAGACCGGATGCACCAGCTCCCCGCAGCTGTTGCATCGAGGGTAGACAGTCACGTCATCCCTTCTTGTAGTTCACCTTGTTGCCGACACGCTTGGTGTAGTCGATTGTCGTCGGTCGCTTGCGGAGGTTGACCTTCTTGGTCAGGTTCACGTTGCTCATGGTGCATCCCCTTTCGGTGGTGGTGGTAGTGCGGAGTGGAAACAGGCCGGGTCACTGTTACGTGACCCGGCCTGTGTCGGTGTGACCTCGCGGTCAGTTCTTCGTGGCGCCCTTGGTCCCGGCGTCGTTGGTGCCCGGCGTGATGCCCTCGACGTTGCACTTGGACGCGTCACCCTGGGGGAACAGGCGTGCCGACACTGCGCCCGAGCTGGGTGCGTCGTCGCCGTACTCCTCCGAACGGTGCTTGACGATCTCGGACACGGTCAGGAAGGTGCCCGACTCGACGCCCTCGAACGCGCTCGAGATGTGGTTGCCCACGTTGCGACGAACTCCGGTGAAGGGCTGGCGCGGACCGGTGGCTCCGCCTGCCCGGCGACCGCCGATGCCCTTGCCCTGGAAGACCTTCACCGCTGCGGCTGCGATGCCCGACAGTTCGGGCTCCTCGCCACGCGTGGCCTCGTCGGCCTCGAGCCAGTCGAGGTAGGCGCTGGCCTGGCTGTAGGCGACCTCGGTGGAGGGGACCTCGTAGTCCTCGGCGTCTTCCGGGACGCGATCGGTCAGGAGCGCCAGCCCCAGCTCGATCACGGCGACGCGCTCGCCGAACGCTTCCTTCGGGTCCACCTTCGGTGCGGCCGCCTTCGGCGCGGGCTTGGTGGTGCGGAGCTTCTCGCTGACCTCGTTGTACGAAACGGCCTTGATGTACTCACCGGCGGGCAGCGCGGCCTTCATCGACTCGTCGACGAAGTCCTTGGCGAGGTTCTTGTACTTGATGCCACCGGTCACGCCCCGGTAGGCCTCGGCGACCTTGTCGAGGTCGGCCTCGGACACGGTGCCCGTGCTCGGGTCGGCTGCCTCGACGGCTGCGGTCACGACGGACTTGAACGTCTCGACGTTGGGCAGGTGCTCGGCATCGGCTGCGGCCTGCTTGGCGGCCTTGTCCACGTCGCTCTCGACGGGCTTGGTCTCGGTGGTCGGTTCGGTGGTCGGTTCGGTCACGGTGGCCTCCTGGTTGGTCTCGGTGTCCGCCACGTCTGCGGCAGCGGTGGTCTCGTCGAAGATGTCGGTACGTGCCATGATGTTTACCTCCTGGTTGGTTGGGCCGGGTGGCCCGCGTGTGTTTTCGTGATGTGTTCACCCTACCCTGACGAGTAGGGGCAATGCAACTGCTTCGGTACTACTACGGTGTGATCTAGGTCACACGCGGTCGTCGGTGACGTATGCGACCGTATCACCGTCGCGCCATACAGCGAACGAGAGTTTCAGCTCCTTCCCTAGACGCGTCCACACCAGCTCCCGCGTAGTGTTCGGATTGGACAGGCGTATCCACGCCTCGGTACCACCGATCGCTCCGGCGAGCGTCACGTAGGTATCCGACTGAATCAGCTGCCCGTTGCGCCACGTTGCAACGCGATAGGCACCGATTCTGGGCCAGTCGTTCGGCACCAGGTGATCCGGCAGCTTCTTGACGTTGGGTAGTGGCATCAGATCACCGCCAACAGATCGCCGATTGACGCGAGGTCACCGTCGAGCTGCCACAGGATCACATTGTCACCCTGGAGCCAGGCGATCAGGTCACGCGTGTTGTCAAACCACGCGTACTGTTCACGGTCGCCCTTGTTGGTGGTCCACGCCGACCAGCCCGTGCGCCAGCCGAACTCGTACCACGTCAGCTCCACGTCCTGGTCGGGACTGCCGTAATTGCTGTTGCGACGCGCGAACGCGTACGTGACGGTCGCGGTCAGTTTCGGTTTGGTCTCGGTCACCATGTCAATTCTCCCTTTTTGCCAGGCAGGCGTAAACGATCACAGCAATGACAGCCACCATGAACAGGTGACCACCGTTGAAAACTACATCGAACATGTCACAGTTCCCCAGGCTTCTTCGCGCCGGGACCACACGCACCATTGCCCATGGTGGCGCAGTCCCAGAACAGGTTGTCTTCGTAGATGGTCGGGTCACCGGCCTGGGTGGCCAGTGCGTACAACGTCGCGAGCAATTCCCACAATGTGCTCATGCGTTGCCACGCTCCGCGCTCGAGCGGACCCAGCCGACAATGGGCTGCACACCGACTGCCGACATGCGTTCGAGCTCACGCAGTTCCGACGCGCGCAGTCGTCGTCCACGGTGAATCTGGTTGGTGCCACGTGCGCTGTTTCGCTTGATTGTTTTTGCCATGATGCAACCCTTTCGGTGCTGTGTGTTTGGTGCGAGCCAGGCGACTCCCACGGTCACACGCGACGTTTGCCGCGCGTGCCGGTGGTACGTCTGGATCAGAACGCCTGCCGATCGCCCACGTAGTACACAACCCACGATGCACTTTCACCCTCGTGGTGCACACCCGGCGGGTTGCCCTTCCATCCGTGGGCGAAGTTGCGGTCCTGGTCGGACTGGACGATGCCTTCGGCGTCAATCCACACGTTCGCCGACTGAATTTCCCACTCGCCGTTGCGGTAGAATTCCATCACCACGCACCGACCGTCACCAACTTTCAAGTCGTCAATGTGCCCGTGCACCACGTTGGACAGTTCCCACCCGACATTTGTCATGTATTCCAGACACGCTATCACGCGATCCATTTGGGGACTGGTGCGCGTTTCGGTGAACGCGTCGACGATGAGATCCTTCTTGGCATTGATGTCGAACATTGTGCAACCCTTTCGGTGCTGTTGGTTGGTAGTGCTAGGTTACCACGCGGTCAGCGTGGACACTTCTTCTAGTTCGTTGAATGACGGTTCACCGCGCTAGCGTGCGCGACGACGTGCCAGTTTTGCGGCCGCTTTTTCGCGTTTTGCGGCGGCGTTTTCACGTGCGATACGTTGCGGCGACTTTGTGTCGACGGTCCGGACCGGTACGGTGGTCAATTTCGGCGCGCGGAATTGCGTGTTATTGAATTCTTTCATTTCACGGTCGGCGTAGAATTCGCGCCAATTCGTATCGGGATCATAACAATCCAGTTTTCCATCCACGTGCCAATTGTTCTCGTTTGCGGCTTCGCGGATATTGGCATCCATTTGGTTCAATTCCGCGCCGGTATGTCCAAGATTTTTCGATAGTGCCGTGCCACGCGATGCCGTTAGTGACTTTCGTTCGGTCACGCGGACATCACGCATGATTCCGTATCCGCGACCGGTGATGTTATGTTGCATATCTTTTCCCCTAATGTGTAGGAATTGTGCCACGCTAGCTATTCGTAATTCTTTTACGAATTACTAGCGCGAAACAATTCGGTTAATGGATCTAATCGAATTGTATCGCTAATTTGTCTGATTCATTAGTTCGCATTTAATGGTACTAGCTATATTCCCATTAACCTAACAATTCAGACACAACATAATGTAGGCCGTTCACGGATACCTAGGACATGTCAACTAGTAGTGCCGCTATCCCCTACGCTACGTTTCATTTTTCGCACCATATCCGCGTGATCGCTACCGACATCTAACATCGGCGATCATCCAATTTTTCGGACGCCCGTGTACGATTGTCTAGTCCACCGCTAACCCGTAGGTGCGCTAGTGGTACTAGTTGTTAGTGGCGCTAGCGGTGGCGCGTACCGGGACCGGTCGACCGCGCGTCGGCCCGACCGGGACGACCACCGAACTAACTAACGACTAACAACTAGAACACTACGCCCGGTGGTACTAGTTGTCTATAATCAAATCGTTATGATCGGAAGTCGGAAAAATCTTGACATGTAGTACTAGTAGGGTGTATCGCGCACATGTCGCGGTAGGGATAGGTAGGGGCACTTGGTACAAGGGTTGGTACAATCGCGATCGGCCGGCCGAATAGTTGCATAGCTCAACTAACGAGTTGTGATAGTGAATACTGAATGCGCTATAGCAAAGATGTACCATAGTGAATGTTCTTTGTGATACTGGATTTAATTGGTGATAGTGAACTTAATTTGAGATAGTGCATTTAATTCAGTGTAGTAAAGAATGTTTGTGATAGTGAATGTTCTTTACTACAGCGGATTATATGTGTGATAGTGAACGTTCTTTGTAATACTGAATTAAATGTAGGATCATGAATATCTTTGTGATACTGGATTAGATGTAGGGTAGCAAAGATAGGGTAGGCTTACCTATGTGTAGTGAGCATATGTACCAGTCGTTGTAGTGGTACATGGCTTGGTACAATGAATAGTTGTATCGTGCAACTACTATGACTCGTTGTATAGTAGGTAAGCCTAACCTAAGTAGACATGTGTCTAGACATCCGTCCAGGCGGGTGTATGTACCTACCGTTGTAGCAGGTACAATGGTAGGTACAAACGAGAATTGACGCGCATCTAACCATATGGCAATGGTGGAAGTCAAATCGTGACTCCCAACATGTGGGATTAGAACGTGTTCATCGGATGTTACCGAACGAGTGGTGTAACGGGTCAATGCCGTGGTCAACGTGGTACTAGCGTGTTACCCGATCGGTCTGTATCGAACGCTAGCGGCCGAAAATTGGGTTAGTGGTACTAGGACGACCAAACGGGGGTCTAGCGCGTCTACGGGCCATCTAGGGGCGAGAGCAAACATTCTCGATTTTGTCAAATCGGGCCCAAAACCCTAGACCTAGGGTTGAGTGTTGACAACGCGGAAAAAGTGTGCATCGCGCCAAAACCGATAGTTGCATCAAGCAACTAAATATCTTGAATCGTGCAACGTGGACTTTGCGATAGTGAATGTTGTGATAGTGAAACTGAGATGTGTTATCTCAAAGCATAGCTATGCGTCGTAAGTGCATCTTTATTCAGACGACGCCCGTGTTCAGTTGAGCATTGCAACGACTTTTAGTTGCGTGTTGCATCTGATAACGTTGAAGGTCGCAACTAATTTTCGCCGACCAGAGCAAGGTAAGCCTAACCTAACTTTGCTAGCGTGGATTTGGGATGCAACTTTGGAAAGGGTGTGTGCTAGCGTGAAGCTCTC